TAAGTCTTTCTGCTTTGCTCATACTTTGTCTTGCCTTGACATCGTCAGCCTCGATTTCACCTGCGCTTCGGTTTCTGTTTTCGTTATCAGGACTTTCGCCGACTGCAAATCCCTCTCTCACTTGTATTGCGTGTTGTACTTCGTGAATAAGTGATTTTAATTTTTCTTGTGTAGGCAAATTTTCGTTTATGAATATACAATCGAAATTAGGTGAATAAACCCCTCTTGCGTCTAAGTTTGATATTTCCTTTACCTTTACTTTTTTCAAATCGGGATATGCTTTGAATAAGTCCTTGTGTTCAAGAACTTCATTTAAGTTTACGGCTTTGCCTAAACGTATTTTTTCTTTCTTATATTTAGCTTTGCTATCGTCAATTTCAAACTTCCACTTGTTATCTAATCCTCTGCTCCAACCTGTTTTTGGTCGTATTGTTTCTGTTTTTTCGCCGTTGAGTTCCATTTCTTTTGCACGAGAAAGTTGAGTAATATTTGCGGTTTCTGCCTTAGTACCGCCAAAAGAATATCTTGTTTCACTTCCAGTGTCGCTCTCCGTATTTTCTGCCGCCTCTTTTAGCATATTTTCAAGTAAATCATGTGTTTTTTGTAAGTCTTGCATTTGAGAATGTTTACTGCTGAATGTTGCTTTTATCTTATTTATAAGTTCTTTAATAGCGTCAAGTAATCTTCTAAGAACCCCTCGTCTTTGCTCTTTGTTTTCTATGCTTTCGACAAAATCTATAACTGCGTCAGCGTCTTTGAGAATATTCTGAGTATAGTCGGCTACAATTTCTCTTGTAGCCTCTTCGTATGTTAAATTTATTGACGATTTAGCGTAAGTATCAACCTTTTCTTTTACAAGTTTATCAATACTTTTATCGGTGTTTTTTTGAATAAAGCCGAGTACACATTTCTTGTATTCTGTATAATCGAGCGTATCTTCAAGATAATGAGTTAATTCGTGTGAAAAAACAGTCATAACCTTGTCATCGGCAGACAACGAAATATAAATCACGCCCTTGTAATAACAACCGTTTGCGTCATTACTTATTGTTGGTACAATCTTTATAGGCACACCAATAGCACTACCGAGAGTATCTAATGCTGTTCTGTCCTCCAAAGACAAAAGGTCAGAGTATTCGTCTTGTAATAAACCTGGTATCTTATCTTCTTCTGAAATTTCAATACTTTTTATTGCATTATCAGTCTGCGTAGTATTCGTATTTTCATCTGTATTAGGTGCTTGACTGTTGATTTTTTCGCTTTCAACATTATTCGATACACCTGTATTACTCTGTATTCCGACATTGCCCGAATTTTGTTCGACTTGAACAGCGTTCTTTGCATTATTCAACACATTGATAAACTGCAACATATCGCCACCTGTTTTCGTTACTCCGTTATCGTCATACAAATAAATTGAATATCCGCTTGTTTCGTTTTCTGCTTGTTTCATAAATTCGATAGCGCTATTTTGATTAGGAAGAATTGCTACCGCATTGCCTGTCGGTAAATACGAAACAATATTATTACCGTTTGAATTTTGATGTGTACCAAAATGACCGTATGTAATTCCGTTTCTTGTTCCGTACTCTCCGTTTTTTTGTTTTACCGTAAAGTCACTTTCGCTTAGCTCGTTAGAATAACCATTATCCCTTTCAATGACATATCCTATATTTTGTTCATTTTCGGTTATCGGAGCAAATGTTACGTTGTTATTTGGATTTTCAGTTATATTCAATGATGAATAATCGCCATTTTCTATATCTTGTACTTGCGCGTTTAAAACTTCGTTTGCACCATATACATTATTGTGTAGATTGGTGTTTTTCTTTATTCCCTCTCTTAAAACTTCTTTAAAATTTCTGACTACGGTTTGAAATTCTCTGTTTCCGTCAAGTACGCTGTTTCCTGTAAGAGTTTTATTTACAAGTTCGTCGGCAAGATTATCTGTTTCTTGTGATAAAACTGTGTAACTACGTCCGCTTTTCTCTGACATAGCTTGTACAAAGTCATTCGCATAGTTGCTTACATAGTTTCTGTCAAAAAGATTATCATTGTTCGACATAAACTTTGTATTTGCCTCTTGTATACCTGTTGTACTTTCAGAGACATTTAAGCCGACTTTATTCATTGCATTATGTACTTCCTCTGTAACTCGATTTACAGACGATTGTACGCCGTTTTCTTGCGTGCTTATATTAGGTAATGTATCTATTGCATTTAATGTATCTACACTGTTAATCTCACTCGTTGTATCGTTAATGGTTGAATTATCAGCGTTAATTTTGCTGTTTTGAGTGTTAATGTTGCTTATATCATTTACTTGCGCATTTAATGGTGCTGTTTCTTGAACTGTCTGCAAAGGCTCTATTTCCGATGTTTTCGGTACATTTTGTATCAAATTTTCAGTTTGTGGTGTTGCATTTACGTTATTAATGTTTGTAGCTTCATTTACCTCATTACCTGTTTCTACGGCATTCATTTTGTTTAAAGTATTTTCTGCTACTTTTCTATCATAATTTATAACTTTTTCGTCTGAAAGTATATCTCTATATACTTTTACTACTTTATTAAAGTATTCTTTCATTTCAGGCACGGTTGATTTTTTCCAATCAATTTGTTTGGGAAGCTCTGGCATTTCCACACCTGCCTCGTGTACTTTTTGTGATACCTCCTTATTAGCTTTGCTAAGAGCTTGTCTGACTTTATCGCCACATTCTCTTACGCTCTTTGCGTCAGTATGTAAAATGGTATCTACTACACCTGCGCCGCCCATTACAGCACCACCGACAGCGCCGCCAAGAAAACTCTCGCCCAAAGCAGGTAAATCTATAACACCCTCTTTGCCTACAAGTTTTCTTTGTTGTATTTTTCCGTTTTCATCAACATATCCTACTTTTGAAACGACGTCACCCATTCTTTCAAATAATGTTCCATACACTTCTTCCAAACCTTCACCGACATTAGCTTTCATATACTGTTTAAGAACTTTGCCGACATTCTTTTTTGTTGAACCTGTTGGACTTAACGCAAACATCATACTTTCAGGAGTGCCATCATACCCCATTTTTTCTGTAATTGTATTCACATAACCTGTGAACATTGCATTTTTATAAGCCGTATCTTTGTCATATCCATTTTTGACAAGGTCGTCATATTTTTGTTGCGCTGAATCAATACCCATAAGCAAAGTAGTAGAATTATCCAAAGGGTTTAAAAATTTAGCAGCCGAACCTATCGAAAGGGTGTTAGCTTTATTGATTGCGGCATTAGCAATTTTTGAGCCAATTCCTTTTTCAGCGACATTTGCTATATCAGGTGTGGCGTTTGCGACTTTACTTACAACTTGTCCTATCTTTGTACCACCTGCTACTTTCTTTGCTGCCGAACTTACGCCTTCTGTAACGTCTGGCAACCCCATAAGCCCAGCTGTTCCGTATGCCGCCAACATCTGCCCCATTGAGCCAAGCCCTTTCTCTGCAATAAAATGTGTAACAGGATTAGTATTATCAAATGCCTCATATGCTTTTACTTTTCTTAAATTGTCCATATAATCGCTATATGCGTCATTACCTGTGCTTTTTCTGTTAAAAAAGTCGTTTCCTAATTCGTCTGGATTTTCAGAATAATATTTATCTAACTCTTGAAGTTGTTCTGAGTAATCGCCTGCACCCATTTGTTGCACTTTAAACGGGAAACCGTCTTTTACATATGTTCTTCCTGCTCTTTTAGCAAAATCATACATTTCCCCAATAGGATAAGCAACAAACTGCCCCAATTCTTTTAAAACACTGTCTTTACCGTTTGAACTTGACATAAGCGATAGTTTCTTTAAACCGGCATAAGATTTCGCATTTTTTAGTTCGTTTTCTGATAGGTCCAATTTATCTATCATTTCGTCAAGTTGTTGTGCTTTTTTATATTTATTTTTTTCTTTATTACGTTTAAGAAAATTATCTATTGTCTTAACTGTTCGATATTTTAACGAAATACTCTTATTATCCGTTATCGGTATATCGACTTGTTGATTTAGATATTCTTCTTTTTCGTCTGAATCTGATTGTTCTTCGTTCGGGTTTGTTTTTAAATTATCAGTCCCTCTTTTGGCAATATTAATAGCACCATACTTGCCCGAAAAGTGCATAAGCTTGCCTCTATCCTCTGCACTGTATGGCTTATGATAATCTTTTTCGTCACCGTCAACGCCTGCAAAAATGCCGTGAACATATTTGTCGCCCACTTGCATACCTTTTTTATCAAGCGTTTCTAATTCTTCATTTGTAACATTTCCGTTTTTTTCATATGCCTCTTTCACTAAAGAGTTCATATAATTATCAACAGTACCTTTATCCAAAAAAGTTCCGTCAGGCATAATAGGCGTATAAGCCACATTCCAACCACTGTTATTTATATCCGTTCCGAATTTATCAGAACCGCCAAATACTGTATCAATACCGCCGATTTCAGGGTCATACCCCCAACTTTTCAACTCATTTTCATACTTCTTCTTTAATTCATCGTTCCAACGTATAAGAGGTCGCTTATTCATATTGACATTGCCGAATTTTGTTGGGAGTTCCTCTTTTTTGATTTGGTCTATTGTGTAATCGTAAAATCCCCAATCTTTTGCTTTTTGATATTCGTTTTGTAGTTCTTGAATTTTAGGTATATCATTAAAACTCGATTTGCCAGTTTCTTTGAATAAACCCTTGCCCTTTTCGATTTTCTTTGTGTTTTTTGTTTCTTCTTTTTGTTCAGAGGGTACACTTCTCGGTGTGTACCCTTGTTTTGTCAATTCATCACGAATTGATTGAACATTATTTTTAAAATCCTTATATGATGTTATTTTTCCCATACCTATACTCCTATTTTACTGTTGAGTTACTTCGTATATTTCATCGTCTGATATTCCTATAGACTTTAATAACGGTAATTTGTGGTTTTGTGCGATAGATGTGTCATTTAATACGTTGGCTATAAGCATTTTCTTTTGACCGCTCGGAATGCTCGGATTTACTTGATATTGTCCGGCTGAATTTTTTTGAAGTATATCCATGCCTGATGACGTTTGAGACCTTTTATTATTCTGTTTAACCCAATCTTTCAAAAATGAACTGTCCAAACCGCTCACCTGACCGGTTGAACTACCATTTGCTCCTACTGCACCACTCGTTTGATTATATTCATTAATTGCGTCGTTTGATTTAGCTGTATTTTCTGCAATATTATTTTTTGAGGTGTTATTTGCTTCTGCTATATTGTTACGAGAATTATTATTTGCCTCCGCTATGTTATTACGTGATTGGTTGTTTGCAACAGCCATTTCATTATTAGCGCTTGCGTCATTAACGCGAATTGTATTATCGGCTTGATTCGTATTAACACGAATTGTGTTATCAGCCTCAATACCTGGCATTCTTTCTTCGTGTTCGTAACCCATTTTTGCAAGGTCGGTGCTGTTTTTAATTTGTGCGTCAAACTGTCTTGCGTCCTCTGTTTGTGTATTCGGAACACCGTAATCGCCATCGTCATATTGACCGTATTTACTGTAGTTGTTCCAAATTTTTACACCCCTTGCAACTCTCGCCGCCTGTGCTGTCTGCGTATCACCTCTTGCGATAGCTTGTTCGATTACCTTTTTATAGTCGATATCTTCTATCGGATTGCCGTTATCATCAAAGAATGGATTTGAGGAATATTGCATACCCTTAGGAATTTGACCTGTAACTTGTGCTGTTGTTGCGCCACGTGATACTTTACCGTTAAGTACAGTTTCATTTCTTTGTACTTCGTTATTCTTTGCTGTTTCGTCTCTGTTGAACGTATTGTCGATTTGAACACCCATATCGGATAGGATTTTTCGTGCCTGTTCAATTTTTTGCGTTGAGTTCGCCGCATTTTGTACCTTTGCATTATACGCGTCCAATACATTCTGTTGTGCCTGTGAGTATAGCGCCGCTTGCTGTCGCATTGCGTTTGCGGCGCTGTAACTGTCAACATTACCGCCGTTTGAGGCTGTACCTAAAGCAAGCTGATTATTTCTTCCCTGTATAGCCGATAGATTATACTTTCCGAGTATTGCTTTTGCCTCGTCGGTAGAGAATGGATTTGTTTTAACCATATCCATATAATCTTTATAGTCTTGTCCGTATGTTTTCATCAAGTCGTTATAATGGTCGAACAGATTACTTTGCTGTTGACCTACAAGGCTTGATGTGGTTTGACTTTTGCCTGTGTCTTGAACATAGTTTTTAAAAGCATTATCAAGCGTACTGTTATCCCAATAAGATACCCCATTTGAACCTACTGCCGACGGCTTGCCTATGTTTTTACCGCCTAAGCTAACCTCACCTGTCGTATCGTTATATTGAAGTGCATTGTCTATATCGCTTTGACTTAAACCGTACTTTGAGCCTAAGCCGTAAAAATACGGTCTAATCGCGCTTTTACCGCTCTGTGCAAAGTAGTCATTAACATACTTCTTTGACGCGTCATATCCACTGTTATAAAGCGTGTCGGCAAGCTTTGTGTCGCCATTTTCACGCATTTGACCGTAATAGTTTTGTGCCTCGTTTGCTATTTGTGCCGTTTTCTTTGTATCGCCCTCTGCATTTGCATTAAGCCAATTGCCTTTTAGCCGTAATATTGTATTTACGGCGTCTTGCGTATTATATGCCATTCGTTTTACCTCCTTATGCTATTCTTCTTGCACCGACATAGTCGCTACGTCCTGATAAATTGCTGATTTTAACGACATCGCCTGTCTTTGGTGCTTGTATGTACTGTCCGTTACCTATGTAAATTCCAACGTGTCCAGGACTTGACGAACTGCCTCCCGAACCTTTAAAGAATACAAGGTCGCCCTCTTGCAAGTTATTCTTGCTTACGGCTTGCCCTACATTTATTTGGTCGTATGTTGTTCGTGGTATATCAATACCGCTTGCTTTCGCCGCGAGTTGTACAAGACCGCTACAATCAACACCGCTTGACGAAGTACCGCCGTATACATACGGTGTTCCCAAATATTGCTTTGCCGCCGCAACAATCTGTCGTCCTTTGGAAGAACCGCCTGACGAAGTGTTTGAATTGTTCGCATAACTCAATCTGTTTAGATAACTTCTTGATGAATTACTTGATGAATTACTTACGTTTGAACCGCTTACACCCTTAGCTGTGTTGTATAGCTGTCCCATAATAGAACTTACTTGTGTCGCCCAACTACTATCTATTGCTCCGCCGTCTGTGTATGCATACCCCATTCCTTTCGGATTGTTACCTGTACCTGCTGAATTAATCGACTTTGCACCATACCCATTGTAGTATGTTTTCATAAATTCGGTTGCAAATTGTGTAGCACCTTGCGACATTTGACCGTATCTGTGAGCATTCCCCTCCGGATTGACGTTTGTAGCGCCGTAACCCCAAATATTATTGGTTTTCTTGGCTATGTTTGAAGTACCCCAACCGCTTTCCAAAGCACCGATACCGAGTATTGCTAATGCACTCATACCTGTTGTCTTTTGAGCATTATATATACCCTCTGCGTCGTTTTCGGATATAACCGCACTACGGCTAAAGTGCTTTTTGATAATTTGTGCTATTTGTGCTGTTGACAGTTTCGGAAGTTGTGTTGCTACGTCAAGACTTCCAAGCGACGAGCTGTCAAGATTTCCGTTAAAACCAACATTATCATCACCGTTTGAATTAATAGTACCACTGCTAAGTGCGGTACTATTTTCATTTTGAGTAGAATTTGATGAATTTGACATTGTGTTTGTTGGTTGAATACCTGTTGCTTGTGTTATCCATTCTCTAACCTTATCGCTTGTCGCACTGCTGTTTACAATCGGCTTATAATCAGCCATTTTATTTATAACCTGTCCGTCCCTTTTACTGATGAACGGATTAAAGGAATTTATGTTCGGTGCCGTTGTCGTGTTTTGCTTTCCGTACAATGTATCAATTTTGTTTTTTAATTGATTACTCTGTTGTTGTGAATCAAAATTAAAAAGGCTGTTTACCTTATTTCTTATTGTATCTGTCAAACCCATAGTCATTTACTCCTTATCAAATCTTGATTTTCATAAGTCCTGCAACAAATTTAACTGCACGATATACAACAACACATACCCACAATTTTGTATTGTTTAGGTTAAGGTGCGCGTCGTCTGCGCCTGATACAATACCGTTATCCAAACACCACTGAACAGGCTTATGCGCCCATTCTGGCATATTACTGTCAATGCAATCGTAAATCATTTCTGATTTATCAGCCTTTTTCTTTTCCAACTCATTAATTTTCCTCGTTAGTTCCTCGTACTGTGTCATTGTTAAATCCTCCTTGTTTGTTTTACCCTTTGTCACTTGTCCTGTAATTCCTTTAAAAATCGCCTTTGCAAACTCTGTCGCACCGATTTTCTTGTATTTATTTGCGTCCTCTGTATCTACAAAACACACTTCAACAAGCATAGCTTTCGCGTCACTGTGATGTACCACATACAGCTTAGAACCGTCTTTAATACCTCTGTTTTTAAAACCCAATTCACTTATCGCCTTGCAAGTATTTGTTGCCTCATCAAACTTTTTGCCGCCGTAAGTCCACACCTCTGTACCTTGCCCACCGCCACTGTTAAAGTGAATTGATACAAACAAGTCAAGTGACTGTGAATTTGCCATATCAACTATCTGTCTTAGATTTGAACTTACTGTCGGCGCATAATCATTTGTGCAGTCGTGCACTGTATGCCCTGCCTTTTTTAGTAAATCTTCAAGTGCATAGCCGACTTTCCGTGCCTCTACGCTCTCATCTATGTAGCCGACTGCACCACAACCGACAGTACCGCTTACAGTGTGTCCGCAATTTATTCCTATTCTCATAAATTACCACTCCTTTACGGTCATATTCTTCCACTTCTTGTATGCGTCAAAATACATCTCATTTTTATCACCGTTGTATGTAATTTCGTAATACATTCCGTCCGATACGGTTGTTGACGCCAACGCCTTGAAATTCTGCAATGTCTTACAGCTCCACACGATATACACATCATCTGTGGTGATTTTCTTGCCGTCTGTCACATCAACATTATTGTTAAAATATTTTACAATTAACGATTTTACCGCATTTATAAAAATTTTATCTGTCATATTTCCTGCACCTCTTTCAACTCAATATCTTCCATTACCGCTCTTGCCTCTAAGACCGCCAAATAGTCAGCCATTGCGGTTAATTGCATATTGTATGTACTACGTGGACACGTTGGGGAAAATTTTAGTTTTCCCCTGTCCCATTCGTTCAACATTTTCTTCAATCCTTTAAATCTGTTGGCTAATTGATAATATTCTGCCTCAAAGCGTTCCTTATAGTCTGCACTATTCATTAATTCAACCGTATCTTGTAAATTCATAGTTATTCCCCTTTCTTTCCGTCCAATTCCGATGTCATTGTATCAAGCCACTTTTCAATGCCGTTTCGTAGTTTACTTGGTATCGGTAAACCGCACAAGCACATATTTTTCAGTATTGAAATACTTTCGTACATTATGTACAGCAAGCAGAAAAACTCACATATGCCCACTTGCGTAATGCCTATATATTTAAGTACTTCTTCCGGCACAAACGGTAGCATATTAAAGCCTATCAGCTTGTCCAATACTGCCAAAAATACGACCGATATAATCATTGCGATTTTTCTTATTGCTCCGTCTATACCAAAGCAACTGTTGAACTTTTTTTCTTTGATTGCCCTTAGTAACCCCAAAACTGTATCTAACATAACCGCAATAAATACGGTTTTAACGAATAGGTTACACGCCAATGTAACCCAAAATATATTGATTGTTTCCCAAATGTTCATTTATTTATCCTCCTCGCGTATTACTACTTCTTCTCCACCTTGTTTGAATGTGAATAGCAGTTTAACCTCTCCGCTTTCATATTCTCCCACATCTATTATTTTTAAGGCTTTAGTAACTCTACAAACTCCACAATATCCTTTTTGTATACTTCCGTTGAAAACAAAAACAGAACCTAAATCATCATTATAGCGAATTTGTTCTATTGCTTCTGTATCCGGGTCTGCAACCACATTTTTTATGATAAACAAGTCACCTACTTTAGCTACTGTGTTTATCTTCGCCCCTATATTTTCTGCAGGATAACATTCCAAAATCGGTATGTTTATTGCTCCTATTTTTATTAGATTTTTTATGGTTTGGTCAAAATTCCATTCAGATTCGGAATATTCACCGCTATTTATCCAATCATAAACATCTCCTGCAAGTTTGCTTCTTGTAATAGCCTCATCTGCAATATGCACGGTTTTCACTGAATTATTTTCAAGTGTACCTGTATCACCTTTTTCACCCTTATCGCCTTTTTCACCCTTTACGCCTGTATCACCTTTCAAGCCTTGCGGACCTTGTTCTCCTGTGTCGCCCTTAACACCTTGTATGCCTTGTGGTCCTCTTATCGTACCTTTGTATTGCCACTTTACGTCTTCACCGCTACCTGCTGTAGTAGACTGATAGATATAGCCATAATCGGTATTAAGGTACACATCACCCACTTTAACAAGAGGACAATCTGCATATGTATAGTTGATGTTTTCAGACGTACCGCTTAAAGCTGTGCCTATATACCACAAGCTACCGTTCATATTTACATTTCCTTTGCCTGTGCCGATAAAAAACTCGTTTGTATCACTTGTGTATGCCGGCTCAGCGAACGACAATGTTGGTAGTAACTTTCTCAGTCCACGTCTAAATTGAATTTTATTAGCCATTTTTTAACCCTCCATAATTTCTTTTTTCTCATTCTCTGTGATATATCCCGCTTTGACGAATATATCTAAATGCTTTTCTTTGTAAATACCCTTTTTGTAATATTTTTTTATCAGTGCTTTACTCACCTTCGACACCTGCTTTCAGTTCCGCAATCTGCAACATCAACATAGCGTTGATTTCGTCCTGTGACATTGTTTCGTCACCGTTCATAACAGACTGAACATATTGTTTCATATCCGACATACTGTCAAATGTTTTTGACTGTATCTGTGACAGCTGTTCTGCCGTAGGCTGTTCAAACGTAACGTCCGTATGCTGAATTTTTGCGATTTCTACATTCATATCAAAATCTTCTTCGCTTTCAGCAAATTTGCTGTTTACAACACTGCGTTTAATTCGCAGTATGTCGCTGTCAGTTCGTATTCCGTACACCGTGCCGTCAATTTCAACACCGCGTTCATAAAAATATGCCGTTCCGTTTTTACTATAAAATTTGTACATAATATCACCACCCTGTCACATTTCCGTCAACAACGCACGTATCGCCGAACGTTCCGATTGATACGGCATCCGTCACGTTATTTTTGACTACTGTTTTACCGTCGCTGTATATAATTGAAAAATCCGCATTTGCCGTTACGGACGCTGTTGTCCTAAATATATTATCTGCTATTAACGTATGACTGCTGGCTGATATTAGATTACATTGTCCCGACGCAGGAACGGCGGCAATCTGCATATAATTTCCGCATATAACAGCATAACTTCCGCATTCGATAAAATCGATATTTGCGGAATTAATTTTTACATTGGATATTCGGTTTCCACTGATTAATGCAGCCCCAGCGTATATAAATGGGCCTTCTGTGTTCTGTGTAATCGTTGTAAATTCATTGTCCGAAATTTCACCACCTATTTCGATACTGCAATCAGTAAACGTTTTAAATATATTGCCTACTATTTTTTTATCTATATCAATACTGCAATTTGTAAAACTGTACATGTAATTGTTTACAAACATAACAGTTAACGCCTGTAACATATAGCCTAACGATTGTTCTTTTTGCGTAAAATTTAAAAATTTGTTACCCATAACAAACGAATTGCCTTTGATTTTTATTTCTATTGTCATATTATTCGCCGGTGCGCCTGCGAACGTATCTATGACGTTGTTCAAAAACAGAACGTTGCTCATTTCAAACGTTGATACACCGAATTGATGTGTACTAAATATATCGTAGAATGTACAGGATATTATCTGCGAACTACTTTGCGCTAATAATACTGTCGGATTAACCGTGTCCGCCGTTACAGTGTCCGTGTCCTCTGTAAATTTTACATTTTGCATTTTAGCGCCTTCCGGCAGATGAAAAACATATTGTTTTGCGACAGGATTTGTATTTTTGAACATAATTGTATCGCACATTGAACCGTCTAATGTCATACCGCCTTTTAACGGAATTACCACGCCGTTATTAGTTTCCGTCATTCCGTAACCCGACTTCATATTTGCATTTGTGATAACGCACAATTCACCTACAGGATATATAATACTTTTATACGGCGCACTATCTATCGCCGCCTGTAATTTTAATTCGTCGTGGTCGCCGTCGCATACGACAAATATTTGGTTTTTTGTTTTCATCGACGCACCTGCTGCGGGGATTGGTGTATTGTCGTTTCCACCTACATATATTTCAGCCTCTGATTTGTCATCACTATATGCAATAGCTATTTCACCTTCCGAAAGTGTTAATCTATTTATATTGCTTTTCAAACCGTGCTTTGCTATAAATCTTGTTGCCATTCTATCAATCCTCCTTTCCTTAATACGTTCCACAATCAATGACCGATGTTACTTGTGCAGACAGTTCAAGCGGGTTAAAATCACCGCAATCAAAACTGTTTTCGGGTTCACTGTCAAAGTTACCGCCGTCAAGTTCTGTTCCTAACTGTTCCATACCGAATACACCACCGTCGTATGATGTAATACCGATTGCTGTGTACAGATTTTGAAGTTCGTTTGTATACGCATATACTATTTCTTCGACAAAAGCCTTAAAATCAATATAGTCAAAGTATTTATCAAGGTCTTTCACCTTGTCCCATATTGCTACTCTATCTTCTGTAATAGTATCAAGTACATTCTTGTTACTGTGCTTGTGAGCCAGTATTTGCAGTGTATTCACCACATTTTCAAGCATTTCCCTTGCGTTTATTTCATCATCAAGTTTTGCGTTTGTATCGTCAATCTTGCCGTTTAACACGCTATCCATATCTTCAAGAGATTTTTGTATAATCTCAATTTCAGATTTGGTTATGTACTCTTTATCATTAACAAGTTGCGATACAAGTGTAGGAACACTTAAAGCAAGCCTTAAACTCTCTTTTGAAATATCTTTTTTGAGTGATATTCCTGCTATTTGAGTTATTTTCAGAACATATTTATTAAGCAAGTCAGGTGTTTCAGAGCCGAAGTCTGTCTTTTGATAACATACATTACCCTTCATTTAACCACCCCCATTAATTTAAACGCACCCTTACACATAGATTACAAGGCTTTGTGTCCTTGTTTTCAAACTTCAACGCCGATACAGTCTTATTTACAACATAGTTTTCTTTGACTTCCGACCATAGTTCAGTCTCGCGTGGTTTTCTTGACATAGTGGCATATAAAGCAACGTCGTCACCGTCACATTGCCACCCTATATCGTTCACACCTCTCTTATTTGCCGATACAACAGGCATTTTAAGATATATTATCTTTCCCGCTCCGACTGTATCTTCATATACATAATCGAAGCCGGTTGTCATTCGTTCGAATTCTTCCATTTCTTCTGCGTTTGTTGGTTTGTTATACATTATTATTTATCCCCCTTTTGAACTCAACGTGTGCCATACCACTTGCATAGTCGATAGTAAAGCTGTGCAGACTGTCCATAGGCAAGTCAACAACTCTGCCGGTTGTACAATCTTCGCTTTCATATTCAATTTTTATATCTTTAAGATTTTGTTCTTCAACAATCATTCTCTTTACATTTTGACATATCTCTATATCTATCGAGAATAACCAAGCTGTTGGTACTCTGTTTATAAACAACAGTGTTTCGTTTGGGTTTTTACACGTCACTGCGACGTTATCACCTATTCTAAATAACATATATTTTCCTCCTTAACTTGTACTTGTCGGTAAACCTATTACCGTACATTTCGAAAAATCCCAAGTGCCTTTGGGGTATGTCTTACTTCCAGTCGAACCTATAAAAGACGTTCCTACAGCTTTTATAGCAATACCAACACCCGTATCGTAAATCTGAAAAACTTCTTGTCCTTTGCCATTCGATACTCGCTTCAATGTCAAATCACCATAATTACCACTTGAATTACCAATAGTCACATACGCCCTTTTATCCTCATTATAAAATTTCGCTCCAACTATATCTGTACCTGTTATCGTTCCCTCTGTTATAAGGTCACCGCTCACCTTTACGCAACCGTTCAATATAAATCCGCCTGATATTTGAGTGAATGCAGAATTAATGCCGTTTTTTTCGTCATACTCTAACCAATCTTGTAAAATATCATTGAAATAATAATATTTGCTGTTATACTTGTAGAGTTTTTCTTTATCCAACGTTTTATCACTTGCGGACGGTTTTTCTTTTACCGTAATAGCCTCTGATGTATCCATTTTTTCGAATGCAAGTGATTCAATCTTTTCCGCTGTTTGATTAAATTGTGTTTCCACACCTTTCTTTAGCTTTGAAACCCTTGTAGATATTCCGTCGGCAGTCATAGTGAACGTTGAAGATAATGTTTCTACTGAATTATCCGTGTATTCTTGACTTGATACTACTGACATTTCAATAGCTTGTGCCGTTTGCGATACAGTTGAATATTGACTTAGATTGTTTTCTAAGTCCTCATACGATACTTTGCTTTCTATCTTTTCAGCCGTTACACTGAATTGAGTATCATAGCCGTTTAATTTCTTTCGCAAAGTGGTTGCGAGGTTGCTTTCGTCTATGTTGTCTAAAGCGTCCTCTAATGTCCTTTTCAGCTTAACGTAATTGTCGTTTAATTCCGATACCGTTTCTCTAAGCTGTTTGTAATTCATATTGTTAATATCATCTTGATGATACAAATAACTCACCTCCCGGAGTAATACCGAGTTCCATTTCATAGAAACGTACATAGCCGTGTCCTTCAAAATGTAACTTGTAGCCATAATTAGCGGTCATTCGCGGTTTTAAGCGTATTGCTTGCATACCTTTCCGACCGTTACTGTCATATAGCAACTGCGATGTTTCAGGGTTAAATTCTTCATTGTCGTACAGTGCATACACCTTGAAACGCCCCTCAATATACGCAAGCATTTGAAATTTTACTATATGTTTGATATTTACTGTCTGATATGTGCTTGAAGATGATGATGTCAGTATGGTTGATAAGTCCGTTTCACAGCTCCAATCGTCCGTATATTTGTTCGTATCCATTTTGTATACAACACCGTCTTTGCATAACATATACATACCGTTTTTGTTATGTGCAAAGCCTAATACTTCACTATTAATCACTTGTTGCGACCATTGACCGACCATTGTGTCATACACAAACAGATACATTTCGCCTTGCCTGTCTGTACAATACAAGTAATAGTTTCTTCCGTCACTACCCGAAACGGCACTTTTGAACTCGTCAATTCCAAGATTATAGCCAATCTCACGCGGTTGTGAGCCTGTATACACCTTGATTTCATCATCTGACGCAAATATCAGTTTGCCGTTTACCTCTTGTATGCTCCTGTTGTCAATAGACCCCTCCGCATACACGTCAACCAATCTGAACGGATTTTTACTGTTGTATATTTCGTGCATAAAGTCACGTTTAAAGCAAACAACGTGGTTGTCATACACTGTTATACCTGTAAAGTTACCGCCTGCTTTTGTGTTGGTTTGTGAGGCACTGCTCCACGCATTGCTTTCGTTACTTTCAGCTACGGTGTCTAAGTTCCAATTCGTATAGTCGTTATAGCCTGAAACGTGTACTCTATCCTCATCAACTCCAAAAAGTCGTGATAAATGTACTACCGCATACTTTAGATTAGGGAACGACGGCGAAACAGTTATTCCAAACCCACTTTTTCCGTCACCTATATCGCTACAAAATTGATAGGTTTGATTATCGTAAGTGTTAAGCCAATAGCAACTCTTATTGCTCCCCTCAGGCGGTGCATAGTTTTCGGTAAATTCATAATACTTTGATACTTTCTTGCCGTTTTCAAGATTTTTAATCAATTCGTATTTGTATTTATCGGTGCTATCCTTATCGGTGTTTTCGGTTCTTTTGTAATATGCTTTTGCCGTAACTTCTTTGTCGCTTATCTTTTCGTAATAATCGGTTATATTCGTACCGTATGCAATATCAGTTACTTCCTCATACTCATACGGTATTATCGTACCGTTATCATCAGCTTTTCTTACGTATAGTTTGGTTTGAACCGTACCTGTGCTATCAGAAACCTTTTCATAGTAATTACTTATGTCTGAATTATAATCAAGTTCTGCATATACTCTTGTATATGTGTAAGGGAATGACGTACCTGTACGTTCGTAAAAAGCTACATTAGTCATTTGTTTTAAAGGTGAAAATGCCCTTATATATAAGCCTGCTACACTATCACCATTCTTCAAATCAGTAACCGTTATGTAAGTATATGGTGAACACGTTCCTTGTCGCTGATAGTACACAATTCCATCGTTCTCGTTATAACTACCCGACCATTGCTTTTGGTATCCGTCATAAAACCTTGCTTTTTTGCTACTGTCTTTGTTATATTCCGTCTTTTTGTAACCGTCATTATACGTTTGTTTACTTGACTTTCTGTAACCGTCATTGTAATACTCGTCTTTCGTCTGAGTATATCCGTCATTGTAGTATTTTTTTATTTCAACGTCCAAATTGCTTGTTTTAAAGTAGTTCGCGCCACCTGTCAAAGTAAATCTGCCTATCGCCCCATTCCAAACATAGTAAGTTTTTTTGCCACTACTTTCTTTTTGACAATACATAACATCAATATCGGCATTGCCGTCCTCAACTGCCTGTTTGTCAAATGTAGTAGGGTCTTTGTCTGTATCTACAATCTTCATAAACATAGATACTTTGTCAGGAAACAGTATCAATTTCTTTACATATGTGCCGCCAAGTACATCAACGGCATTTTCATATACATTGAATTGCACCATACTACGCTGTATCGCGTCAGTTTCTTCTGTCACGCCTTTTTTTATTAGACCTGTATATACTTTTGTGATTTGTCCTTTACTGTTTTTCTTGTCGCTCAAAACAAGATAATCAAGTTTTAATTCGGTATCGTCACGATAGATAACAACAAGGAAATCATCAAAACCGAATAGCGATATAGGGTGTTTGTATTCAAGTCCCATATCGGACAATATGTCTACCCTGCTTTGCGACGGTGTTAAATAAGGTGCCTCGGCTGTAGAAATGTTGCATTCCATAGACAAAGCACCTGTATCTATAACTTGCCGTCTGTTTAAACCGCTCCAATTCAGCTTAGAAAGGCTATATTGCTTTAGTGCCTGTGGTAATGGTACTTGTCCGAATTGTAATTCGTTTTGTTTCTTTGCCATATAACCTCTCCTTTACTGTCCGAATTGTTGGGCTTTATCAGATAGCCATTGTTTGAAATTTTCAAGTAAAATATTGTAATTGTTGAGCCAATTTGACGCAGGACCGTACTCATTTTCAAGTGAATACGCCTCGCCTCTCAACTTTGACTTTACCAATTCGATAAATTCTATCGGTATCATCACGTTACCGTCTTGTATTTCGTCATTTTCATTTACTTTTATCAATTTAGGCTTGATATGATAGATTAATTTAATAAAATTAGGTGCTTTTTGCATTTTAACAGCCAAATTATCACCTTTTTTATAAAAACAATCGGGAAATACGAAACCGCTTGTTATACTCGTCTTTATTAATTGTGTTGTATCTGCATACACCGCATATATATCTTCAAACCGTATCGGTGCTTCATTATCCGAAACATCAAGGTTTGCAAGCTGTATAACATCCTCTTGCGGTTCAGTAATTATCAAGTCGTTCTGTTCTTTTATAATCGCACTGTATAACAGCCATTGCAGACTGTTCAGCCACGTTGCATACGTCGAATTTGCGATAGGAAGTGCGACGTCCACTTCACTCTGTAATTCTGCTATTAACGCTTTTGCAGATATTCCACTGTCAAACACTTCTCTACCACCTCATTCGTCGTACACGTCTGTTATGTGCGTGATTTTTCCAATAATGCACATAGGCATTTCTTGATTTTCGTGTAAATTCTTGTTTGAATATACCTTGTTGGTCATAACCACAAAGGTATAAGATATTGTCCACGATTGCCGGAGTATAAAGCGGTAATACAACGTTTTCGTCCGATAAATCGTGTACCGGTGTAAAATGCACACCCTCTTTGAACAGTAAGTCGGGATATAGCGCTTCAAGTTCTGCAACGGTGTCGTTAAAGAAATTAAAGAACCGTCGCTGTTCAAGAGGTACTTTAAGACTTACTTTTTCATATATTTCTTTAAGTGTTACTTCTGCTTGTTCCAATCTATCACCGCATTTCAGAAAAAAATATTTCAGCAAGTGCCTAAAATAACGGCAAAAATACGGCAAGGCAACATATAATTACCTTGCCGTAAAGATTAAATACAGTTGTAAATTCTGATTAGACCACCAGGATTTGAGCAGATAAGGTCACCATAGTTTGCAAGCAACGCTCTGTAAACTGATGAATTTTCCTTTAGGTTGAAAATGCCACCGCCTTGTAGGTCAGCGAATTTCCATTCCTGTGTATGTAGTTCAAGTGCTGATGTATCAACACCCCAAATTTCATCATCCGGCACGAACATTTCGTTGACAACATCAACCTGTCTGTTGCCGAAAGCAAACTGAATTGATTTGAAACCACCCTGTAAGGTGTTCTGTTCAACTCTGATATTGTTTACTCTTAGGTATTCTGTGTAGTGGTCGTACGCTTCGTCACCACACAACAGCATATCAACCTTTGAGTTCTTGTCCTTTTCGGCACGTCTTAGAGCCTTTGTAATAATGCTGTCCTCAACATTATCATTTGCGTCAATAACAATAGGCTTGATAATCGGATTGTCTTCCTTGCTTACGCCGTAAATTGTAGGAACTTCATCGTCGAAGATAGCACCAAGACCTGTGATTTCACGGTTAAATGAGTTCTGCACCGTCATAAAGCCGTCAACAAGTGCTGTTGTAGGTGCTTTATCAAGGATAATCTCATAGTTACCGTTGCTGTTCTTTGTACGGTTAATTGCCATAATTCGTAGCTGTTTAGCAACCACGTCGTTCGGCGTTGTAGCCGAGGTCGGATAAAAGTCTACAATCAAGCCTTCCTTGACATACTTAATGTCAGTTACTTCAACTTTCGTTGTCGGAGTTGTCTGTTTAACAACCTTTGTTAATGCACCTGTACCATTGCCGAATAGTGAACGTCCGACATTCCATTTTGCTGTTTCGTACGCCGCCTTAACTTCTGTGTCAAGCGCGTTTGCCATAGAGCCGTCCTTGCCTGTAAGTTGTACAGCTTTGATTGACAACTCAACGTTTGTATACATATCTTTTGCGTATGTTCTGAAACGCTTGAACATAACGTTACCTGCTTCAGGTGTCGCAAGTCCTTCTTCGCCGTAGCCAAAACCGCCTGATAGACCGATTGGAGCTGACGCAACAATCTCATTTGCTACCAATGGCTTTTTCTTGATTTTTGATAGTAGTGGTGTAGGCTCGATACCGAGTAGGTTATTCCATACCGGTAAGTAGTTAGATTTTAGAGCCTCTTCAATAGTTTTTAAGTTTTGTTCTCTTCCCATTTAAAAATTCTCCCTCTTTTGTAATGTGGGTACGTTATTTCCCTCTGAACATATCTCTTGTTCTTTTGGAGGCGTCGTCCCAAGTTGTTGGTTTTTCTTTTATTGTTAATGCCGCGTTTACAGCGCCGTTTGACGCTGACATTGCAGGCACTTGCTGACTTTGTTTAATGTCGTCCAATCTCTTTTTTTCAATCATTTGTTGAAATTCAGGATTGCTGTCGTAGTATTTCATTAATTCTTCTGCTGTTGGGTCTGACGGTGGCGGTGTATTCGCGGAATTTACGCCGTTTGCAATCATATATGCCGTCAAATACTTTTCGTCCATAGGTATATCGTCATTGGCTAACCACTTGTTATGTTCAATTATGTAGTCCAGCTGTGGCAACATATCGTTAATACCTTTCAGTTCATCAACACCTTTGAACGCCTCAAGCATTTCCCTTTTTTCTTTCTCACGCATACCGTCCTTTGCGTATTGCAAGGCAGGTTCAACGTCTTTTAGCACTTGCCGTGTGACGTATTTTTGCATTGCGTTTGCATAGTCCTGTTGCATTTTCTGAACAGTTGCATCGTCCTCGAATGCTAAACGGTTTACATCCAACATAGGCATTTGCATTGCGTCCTCTATAATTGCTTGCTCACGCTGCTGTGATTGCTGTGTTATAGTCTGTTGCAATTCGTTATTTGTCTGTCTTAGCTGTTCATTTTCTGCCATAATGCGTTGGTATTCCTGTTCACGTTCAGCCGCCGCTTGTGCCGCCGCCTGTGCTACATTTGCCGCCTCATCAACTGCATTATTCTCTTGGGGCGGTTGTTCTTGTACCTGTTCTTAGAAAAAGTCCTCTTGTACTTGTCCCTCTTGCTGTTCTTGCGGGGTATCTTGTGGGGTACTTTCTTCACCTAATACCTCTTGACCGTCAAACATATCTTCGGTCGCCTGTTTTGCGTCGTCAAAATTATCCATTATGTATAGTCCTCCTATCTTTGTCCTTGTTGTTGTGCTAACATTGCCAACACATTCTGCTGTTGGTCTTGTGTCTGTGCTTGTTTATGTAGTCTGATATGGTCCTCTAATGCTTTTGCATACTCAGGCTTTTTCAGTTTTAACAGCTGAAAATCCAACTGCAAGATATACCGCAGGTGTTCGTCTATGTGTATATCGTGGTCGTCAAACTCTGATACTCTCGGTACTGCACCTTGCTCAAAAAATACATTTTCACGTTGTGCCGCTTGAATTTGCAGTGCATTGATGTTCATTATTTCGGTGTAATTGCCTACTTTCATAAACTCCAACGCCCTCTGCTTTACACGCTCAGGTATCTGACCGTTTGCGTCAGTGAACAGTCCCATTTTGTATGCGTCGAAGAAACGCTCCTTTTGCACTTCTTCTGACATTAAAAGTTCATTTTCAGTGACGTATTCAACGTCATAGCTGTTAATATCGTCGCTATTCCAAATAATCGCATTACCGATACGGTTTTTACCTGTGCAATTCAGCACGCGTCGCGTATTCGCGTATTTTTTATAGATTTCAAGCCACATTACCGCTAAATTTTTGATACTGTTTCGGATATGGTCGCCTGTCAGTGATAGACGTGTATTGTCTATGTCAACAAGGTTCTGTATAGCTGTACCTGACGTTACACCTGCAGGCGTTGCACCGTTCATCATCAGCTGTGATACACCTGCTACATATTCCATATCGCTTTTCAGATTGTATCGTTCTGTCATAATCTCTGACGGCAAATTGCCATTCGGAATAGGTTTAGGCGGGTTTGTTCCCTGTCTGTATACCAACATTGCACCCGGTGCCGCACCGTTTTGTTCAAATTCTTCGATGTCAATACTGCCTTCTTCGGTGTAGAAACCCTGTATTGCAATGCGTTTGATGTATTCGTGTATTCGGTTCAGACAGCCGTTATACGCCCTCTGACGCGGTATCAAATCTTCAATTATTGACTTTCCAAAAAACTGTCCTGCCGATTCGCGACACATCATTTGCGTTAATGGTATACGTGAATACGGTAGCGGACCGTAGTAAACCAAATGTTCGTCACCGACAATGATTATCATTCTTCCGTCCGGTCTATGTTTTGTCGGACGTTCAAAATACGTAATCACTTTTGCGGCGTTATCTACCGAACGTGTACCTAATGTTGTGACGGTATTCTCGTAACCGAAACCGCCTCCGGCAACAACGGGTGTCAATTCAAACGTTTCAACCGTTGTACCCTCAACCTTGATACCGTATAGGTCGTATATTTCCTCTTTGGTCTTTACCTGCTCCAAAATGATTGAACGCTGTGCCTCTACACCTTCTTTGAAAATGCTTTCGGGGAACACTTCGTACGGCGTTATCAATCCGTATTCCAAATCACCTTGATAAAACGCTTGTTCAAACTTTTGTTCATTGCCTTCATCATCAACAGCAACGACTTTTTCGGTGGCGTATTTCTCGCCTTTGTCTTTGTCCCACCACGATAGCCAAAAACAGTTACCGCACAATTCATTCCACTGTATCGCAGTGTTTTTCTTGGTGTCGAAATCGCTTGAAGTCTGCAAATACTGTAATATCGTAGTTGATGTTTCAGCCTTTGCGTAGTCCTCTAACTCGTTTGTTCTCGGATTGACTTTCATTCTGTAATTGATTTTCTTTAGGTTCGCAATTCGTGTGTCAATCAGCGGTGCAATCTGATTAAACGTTTCGCGTTCCAACCAATCGTATACAGGCTCTAACTGCTCTATTTCACGACTGTATGGGTTAAAATCGCAATACTGATTACCGACTAAAAAATTAGCGTTTAAATGCCATTGTGTTTCCAATGCTGAACGTGCTGAACGGCGTTTCTCTAATTCTTCGTGAATATTTGCGATAATATCTTCCTTGTACAGTTGGTTTCCGTCGTCGTCGGTGTCAATTACTCTGCCAACTTCTTCATCGTCTGCACTTTCGCTGTCAGGTGGTGAAAACATACTCTTTACGCTCGCTTTTACGCCCTGCAATACAGGTGAATATCTCAAATTCATTATTCATCACCCACCTTTGCGTCGTTCTTGCGCCACCTATTCAAAACAGCTTTATGCCTGCTGATAGGTTGCTTCGGCTCGTCGGCTTTGATGTTGTTGTATTCAGTCATATTTCTGCACATCAACCTGTTATACAGGTCTTTGCGTTCGATATGTTGCACTATTGACATTCCTACTATGATTAGCGTCTGAACGGCTATAACGCATAGCAGAACATAAATCACATTCATAGTCATTCCCTCCGTTTAAAATGCAAGAATACTCGCAATCAGCGTTTCCTTGTCAGTATTTGCGTTGATACCTAATTCCTTTGCGATTTTTTTCAAATCGTTGTACTTAACACCGTCCAAATACTCTTTTGTGTACGGAATAGGGTATTCTTCTGTGTTGTTATCCTCTGTTTCAACTGTTTCTTCCACGTTTTCTACTGTTTTCTCTATTCCACCGTGGAAAAATAGTGGTGGCGGTGGTACTGATACCGTCTTTTTCTCTGCTGATGGGTCGTATTCCGCAACAGCTTTAACCGCCTTTTTTAAACATTCTTCGCAGATAATGACACTGTTACCGAATTCGTTTGTATTTGTCAGTGAATATGTATCGGTATTTTTGCACCCTCTGACTTCACATTTTCTCTTTATCTTCTTGATTTTCATTAGAAATAGCTCCTCCTTTTTTCTAATCTGCCTTTTAATGCTTTCTCTCTGTACTTTTGTACTGCTGTCTTTTCCTCTTTTGGTGGCTTTGACGGTGATGTGAATTGCAATACGAAATATCGCAACGCGTCAGGTAAATGTGTTATATCGTGTGGTTCTGTCGCACAATCCGTTGGATGTTTGGTATCACGTTGCAACGATGTTAAACAGTCGATTAATTCAATACAATTATCGAATATCATCAATCGGCTACTGCCGTTTTTGACCTGTAATAAATCTTTGACCGCCAACCAACCTGCCTCACGGTTATTTGAACTTTTCAACAGTGGTAAACCGCCCTCACGGAACAAATCCGCCTTTGTTTTACCGCTTTCTTGCGTCCTGCCCCACATATCAGGTGGGGCGGCGGTGTATTCTATTCGTTCGTCAGTCGGCGTCAGATTGACTATTTCCCCTGCACCGACTGAAATAACTTTGTTGCTTTCGGCATATTCGCGGTAAACATAGTAGTTACCGCGTTCATCAATAGCCACCCATACGCACGCCAAGCAATCCAAACCGTAGTCCATTCCACGATATTTACGCCAATGTTCAGGAATTTGAAACGGTTTAACAATATGTATTGACCTGTCAAATTCATCGAAATAGCGCCCTTCGAGTAAATCCCAACTGCCGTCGCGCCATGCTTCTCGCAGTCCGTCGGGCAGATTATTTAACATATCAACATAGCCTGTATCTGTTTCCAATAACACCGCATTATCAAACACCGTCGCAGGAATAAACATATAATCGTTAGGATTTTCTGCATTCCTGTATTTTCGTGATACAAACAGACGTTTTACCCATTCGTGACCGACACCGCCGGGGTTACACGTCAGATACATACGTTTCGGAAACGAATTAGCACCTCTGATACACGCTGTTAATGTTGAATACTGGTACTCGGTGAATTGCGTAGCCTCGTCCATAAAAATGACATCGTATTCGATACCCTGATATTGATTGACGTCGCTTTCGCTGTCGCAATATCCCATTTCCAACAGTGAACCGTTATTGAAATAGAAACATTTTTCCTGTTTGCTGTATCTCGCTATGCCTTTCAGCAATGGCTCCAGTTCGCGAACGTGGTTACGCTCTAAATCCCTGTATGTCCGTCGCAGAAATAACATTTTTATACCTGCATATCTGATAGCCAATAGCACTGCTTTCATTCTGACCGCCCACGACTTGCCGCCCCCTCTTGCTCCGCCGTACATAATCATTCGGTTATGTGCGGTGAAAAACTGTTCCTGTTTCGGATTTGTGCGTGATAGGTCTAATTTCAGACTATTCTGCATATTTCATCACGTCCTGTGGCATTTTAATTTCAATCGTCGTATTTTCTGTCGATTGTCCCTGTGCTAATGCACGTTTGTCATACAACGTATTGACCGCCGTACTGATTTCAGACAACTTGTGCAGTTCCAATGACCGTATCTTCGCTCGCAATTCCTGTTTTTGTGTTGCCGTCATTTCATCAGCCGGAATATCGTTCATCAGTTCTTCTAATTCCTGTTGATGTTTTAATGCTAATTCCATACGCCTGTTAATCAGTTCTGCACCGTTTTCAATGGCTCTACTTGCCGTTTCGATGAAACCCTCACGGACTTCTCGGCGTTTTTCTGCATATTCGTCCATATCAGGTGGATGTCGTCGCCACCACGATTTTAATGTGTTTACGGGAATACCCATTTTACGTGATACTAATTCCCAATTTCCCAATACCGTGTATTCCGCAAATGCCTGCTCACGGTCGGCGTCTGTATATGTTCTCTGTTTCGCTATGGCTGACACCCCCTTTCATCAATTTAATATTTCCGTCCCCACCGACAATCAGTGAAATATTAACCCACCGTCACCACGACGGTTCTACCTACTATATGTAGTAAATCAAATCTATCCCCCTCACTATTTTCCAATTTTAATGTTTTTGCATTTTGTACATATTGCATAAATCACCATAGGAATATATGTATATTTTTCATAATCTTATTTAACTTTAGCATAAAAGTATTGACTTTAGCATAAAAGTATGCTAAAATGTAATCAGAAAATAACAAAAGAGGTTAGTCAAAAGGCAAGAGAAAGGAAGATTAATTATGAAAAAGAGATTAATTTACGGAGAAACAAACGCATACGACATTATCGTTAGCGTTGACGAAGAAGGATGTTGCAGATACGTCACAGAGAAAGAATGGTTCCCGAATTTAGCTGACTGTGATGATGATGACGAAAAAACTGAAAAAGCAGAAGAATTTTTAAGAACTATTGAAGATGATAGCTCTTGGGAAAACGACAGTTACGAATTATCAGCAGACGAAGTATTAGAATATGTAGACATCATCACTGAAATTGAAAAAGAGCTATAAAAATGCAATTCCGACGCATTTTGGTGCGTCGGTGCAATGCAGAGGTGCAATATGATAAAAAAATGTATAATCTGCGGTGGCGAATTTAAAACGTCACCGTCAGCTAAAAAAGTAACCTGTTCAAACGAGTGTAGACGCAAATACGCAGTTATTCGTTCAACAGGAAGAAAGAAATCAGTCGAAGAAAAGAAAAAAATTTCTGATGCACACAAAGGCAAAGACACATACCAAATCCGGATGTTAGCAATAGAGGCGTCTAAGGCAAGTCCTAAATCGGGCAAATTTGAAACAAATGTCAATGCAATAGATTGGCATATTGTTTCACCTGAAAATGTACATTACCGTTTTCATTCGTTGAATAACTGGTTGCGGTTACACGGTGAAGAACATTTCGGTTGCAAACCTGATACACAGCAGTTTTACAATGTAGTGTCAGGAATGTCCCAAGTGCGAGCTACTATGTTAGGGAAAAGAGCATATCCCGCAACCTACAAAGGTTGGAGGGTTATAATTGACGAAAAATAGGAGGAATTTAAAATGCAAAAAATCATCAGAGGAAAAAAATATAATACAGACACTGCAAAGGAGGTTTGTTGCTATTCAAACAACTTACCTTTCGGCGACTTTGATTGGGTGCAAGAAACCCTGTATGTAAAACGTACAGGCGAGTATTTCTTACACGGCAAAGGCGGAGCAAGAAGTAAATACGCTGTACCGGACGGCGATTTTATGGGGGGCGGAAGTGAAATTATCCCCCTATCCGAAAAAGAGGCTCAAGCTTTCGTCGAAGAAAACGGCGATACGGAAACCTATGAAAAGTTTTTCGGTGAAGCTTCTGAAGGAGAAACACGAACAACTATTATCCTATCTGAAACGGCTAAGAAAAAGCTACAACGTCTTGCCCTCGAAAAGCGTGTATCTATCAGTCAAATCGTGGAAAGACTGATTGAAAACGCATAACAAAAAAGACGGTTGCCGTTTGGTAACCGTCTTTTTTAGGAATAAATGAAAAAATATAATATCTCTCAAGTGAGCATATATATTATATCACATTTTCTACCGCAAGTCAAAGTGAGTTAAGTTATACCGAAACCGTTTATAGAATTCGCGTTTTAGATTAAATAATCGTTTCGGGTGCAATCCGTACTGCATTTGTATGTAGACGTGATTGACGGAGCTGTCCGTCAGAAATTTATACAACGCCTGATAGTCCTCTCCTGCGACCTCAAGACACATATTCAGCACTGCCTTATCTTGCTCCGGCAGTCGTCTTGCGTTCACGCACAGAAAATATATCAATCCCTGCGTATTGTAGTTTATTCCTAACCTATCTAATGTTCTTGAAAATCTAAACTCCGTCAATCTCCTGTCCTCCTACTCTTTTGCTTTCAGATAATCTATCCAACCGTTGCTGTAAAACACCATACCGCAATCATTACGCAATACTTCTCTGATTTCCTTTAGCTTCCCTTTTGGTATTTCTTTCATTACTTGCTTTGCCGCTTCACCGACAGCATTCATTCTCTTTTTCTTCCAACCCATTTTGAAATACAACACATACAGCGTCACAGGTAATATTGCTTGCATTTTGCAGACTGCCATTTTTAGCTTATCCTCTGCCGACGTATCTGTTTTAATTTTTAATGGGTCAAAGTCGCTCATCAATTCCACATAATCAAATTGGCATTCGCGTTTCATTTCATCAATCAATTTTTCAGTATCACGTTTATTCTCTACGGTACTTTTGGAATAATAATTAACTGCGTCAATGAATTGTGCTATTCGGATATAGTTGTAGCCATATTTGATATGTAAATACCACGCCACAAACATTATAGTGTATATCGTTCCGTCGCTTATCGCCTCGTCCTCGACTAATTTGTATGACAGCAACGCTTGCTTTTTGTTAAACTTTTTGATACCGTGTTTCTTTGCTACTACCTCAAATCGCTTTAACAATTCCTTTTCTTGCTCTTGGCGTATTGCGTTTAATGCTTTTTTGCGTTCGGCTCTGCGTTTCTGCTTTAACTTCTTCGCTGTTTTATCCATATCAACACCTCACCAAATTCACCCTAACCACGTCAGGGTTTCTGTCCACAATCTTTGCTATTTCAAAATATGATAGACCATCATCTCTTAATCTTTTCATTGTATCTAATTCTTTGTTGGTTACTCGTGTCTTTTTCTTGTTTTCAGAATTGCTTGCTCTATCCGGTACATATTCCGGACACTTTTCAATCCTATACGAATCATACGTCTTGCGTTGTACCTTTTTAGCAGTCCAACCCTCCACAGGCTGAAAGCAACTGCTCCACGAACAATCGCCGCAAGCTTTCTGACACGTCTAACATAATTGTTCTGTCGACATTTGTTTTCCCTCCTTATCGGCTTATTGCATCGTTTCATCTAACCTTTGTTGATACTCCGTAAAATACCACGTCAGTTCATCTTTGAACACATTGATAGCCTCTTTCACTTTGTCTCTGGTCGAGAAGTGAATCTCACCAAAGCTTACAGGACGATGATAACTATATGCGTAAAGTCCTGCATCATTTCCTGCATCATCTTTTTTGTAGTCATAACCGATAGTGAATATCAGTTGCATAAGATCTCTCTTATTTACAGGTTCATCGTTCAGCGCTTGCCACTGACGTAGTTTACGCAACAACCTATCAGCTTTTGCGTTGTTTTCTGCTATTTTTTCGTCACTGTAATAGTTTCCATCAAAATACGCAGCCTTATCCGTTATAAGTCCCACATCACATGTATCATCTACACCACCAAGCACATTAACGGAATAGTATTCATCTCTATACTCAACTTGTTCATAACCCGTATTTTTTTTAGCAATCAAACCTAACTCTTTCGCTTGTTCTTTGCTGATTTCAGCCTCAATCGTCTTGCCATTCGCTTTAATTTCAACTTTCATTGTTTTATTTCTCCTTTATATAATTTCATAACTTTTTATTGTCACTTGTTTTTCAACATATTTAACTTTATACGGCTGGTTAAAAAACTCGTTTTCTTGACACTCTGTCAGACCCATCAACCAATCAACAGCATATAACTGTCCATCAACATCTATAATTGTTTGTATCTCTTTTTGCCAACGATGGTCATTACCCTTTATCTCGTCAACAAAATCGCCCTCATATACCAATTTTTTTATTTCTTTTTCAGATAACTCTTCTCCGTTTTTTAATTTGTTTATAATATCATTCATTATTCTATCTCTCCTTATCCTATTTTGATAAATACTCCATTTTTCTTGCTGTCTGCCGATGAACTTTTGAGATACATTATCTCGTCTATACGAACACCGCTTTCTTCCCCGTAACAATTTTCGGGATAAATTATAGATACATTCGCTTCTTCCGGTACACTATTCAATATTTCTAACATTTCTTTAACTTTCATTTTGTCCCTCACTTTCCGGTAGTTCAATACCATATTCCATTAATTTATCAACTACTTCATTTACACATCTTTTGCCTAAATTTCTTACATTCTGCAACTGCTCAACACTCTTGATGTCACCGAGTGTTTTCATTCCGGCACGTTTCAAGCAGTTATATGTTCGTACAGAAAAATCGCAATCTTCGATTAACACCTTTGTAGGCTCGTTTGCTCTTTCCATTCTGCCTTTCATTGCGTTTAATACTGCCATAACGCAACTTTTGCAACGGATATATCCCTCTGCATATGCTCTAACTTCTTCGGGACTTTTTCCACTTGTATCGGAACTTTCAAACTTAAAGCGTCTGCACATATCCATTAAATTATATATATCTTTAATTGTCATCTTCTATATCCTCCTCCAACAATGCCGTAAGCAACAATAAATAATTGATACTATCACCTATCTTTTCTGCCCACATTTCTTTCGATATTGCCTTGCCTTGCTCGTAATCATCTATCAAATCGTACACGCTGACAGTATGTTTTGCCATCATACCACCCAACGCTTTTACAGGTGTACATTTCTGCAATTTGCCTGCTACTTTGAAATTATGTAATCTATCATCGGTTGCATATTCTTCTGCTTTACTGCATAGAACACTTTTACACGTTTCTATGCGGTTATTTATAACTTCTTCAAATTGTTCAGTTCTCATATCGTCACCTCTTATTCGCACGGCTCGTACTTCGCGCGGAACACATCAGGCTTACACGGGTAATATTCCCCTCGTAGTCCTCTGATGATGTAGTCACCTGTGCTTGCTACCATATCGCCCTCTAAGGTTTTTATTATCAGTACTCCGCTTGTAATATCAATATTCTGTGTATTTGCAAATCGTAAAATCTCTGTTAAATTTTCGCCTGTCCATTGCACTGCCTCAATTTCACACGGTTTTGTTCTAAACTTCATTTTTGTTCCTCCATTAATTTTAACGTTCTTTTCAGTTTTTCGTCTGCAATTTTGTTTATTGTGTCATTGTCAATGTTAAATAAATATTGCAACTGTATCATCATTACAATTACGTCCGATAATTCTTCCTCTATGCTGTCTTGAACTTCGAACATTGATTTTAGTACAAACTGACCGCCTTGCGATATTCTCAAATACTTAGTCAACACTTGTGTTAATTCAGCCATTTCTTCAATCGCTACCGGAATTTGTTTAATACCGTAGTGTTCCGCTATGTCTAACCAATCTTGCTTTTTGTGTATTGGCATAACCGCATTTTCTTCTAAATACTTTAGCGTGCGTAACCAATTTGCAAGTTGCTTGTGTTCTTCTGCACATTCCGAACAATTTTTAGTTGCGACTTCTTTGCAATGTTCTATCGCCTCATCAAGCGTCATAGTCTTTGATTTTCTTTCTGTTGTTGAACGCATATTCCAGTTGCTTATTACGCTCTCTTTTTCTACTGCCGTGCAACTTCTTGCACTGCATTGGTGACATTCTATCTGATAATAGCCACAATATGATTGATATAATTCCGCCTCGCCTCCGCAGAATGGACACGGCTTTAATTCATTATACATTTTCTATTCCTCCAACTCATTTATCTTCTCAAATATGTAATCTACCGCAGACTTCAAATCATTACCGACGCTTTGGATGTTCTGCGGTGTTAGTTGTGAACTGACAAGCATTGTGTAACAAGTTTTCTCGCTTGGTAATGCGATATTCACCGCTAAGCTACTTATCAATGCGACAATGAGTATTTTAAACCGCTTACTAAAGTATCGTCGTTCCTCTTCTTCGTTAAGATATTCATAAAGACTAACAGCTGCAGCAAATCCCACTACAAGCATAACTATAAACAATGCAGTTTTGAAATTGTCGCACAAATTAATTAAATAAATCAAACTCGGTTTAATTAATGGTGTATTCATTACTCATTTCCTCCTTCAAATATCGGTTTATACTTTTTATCGACCGGTGTGTTATACAATCCGCACGCCTCATATTTGCCGTACCAGTTTGTATTAGCCTCTCTCGTTATGCCGTACGCCCTGCATTTGCAATGACGTTTTCCGTCGGCTGTTATCGTTATAAAATTGCAACAGTCACGGCACAATGCTCCTTCCATTTCGCCGTATTCTCGGTACATAGCACCGATTTTAATTCTCTTTTTCTTCGCCATTTTCTTCCTCCTCAAAATCACTAACCACTTTTATAATTCTTATAACCACTTTCATAATAGTTTCATTTTCTATGTCATTACTGCTATATCCAGTATGCAGTAATGCGCTTGCTCTACCCATTTCATAGTAATGAGCCATAAAATTCATGTTAAAAAACGAATTTTTTTCCGGAAATTGATTAAACATTTTTAATCTGATTTCTGTTTGCTCGAGCATTATATCTTGAACTGCCTCTTTTGCGTCTTTCGAGTTGCGGATCGAGGCAATGCAAAGGTCTATAAATTTTAATTTATTAAAATCTAAATTTTCTGTTTTTGCTTCGCCTAAATATTCTTTAAATGTCTTGCGAATAATATCATCGAAATCATATGGCAAACGCGTATTCATTTCTATTTCCACGTCCATTGGTAATTTAATAGTCATTGTCTTATTCCTCCACATCAATCCACGTTATCCCCACTGCATAAGCCGCCCAAATGTCGCTTTTGAAGCCGTAAAACCAATCGGGACTTTTCTTCGTTCCCTTGCCGTTCTTCAAGTCGTGCTTTGCAAATCTGTCTATCAAAGCCCTACGAATAGTTGCGTCGTTGGCTTTCATACTGTGACAAATATTCATTTTTTCGTCTTTGCGTGTTATGTATTGAACGTCCTTTTGTAATTGCTTTGATTTTTCTGTAAATCTACCAATCCAAACGCAAGTATCAAACACTTCACGTCCAACCGGCATACCGTAACACGCCACCATTTCGATAACAACAACGTCTACTTGATATACTCTTATCAGACGTTCAAAACTGTCTAACAATTCGTTGTTATCCGTCTTTCCGAAGTCTTGCGGTTTCATTGTTTCTCTGTCAATAATGCACCAACCGCTTTGTGTATTACCGGGGTCTATTGCTAATATTACCACTACATTCGCTCCCTCATTATTTTTTCAAGTTCGTCATAATCAACACCGTTGTCGTCATATACGCTTTGTTCATTCCCTTTGCGGTATGTTTTCTTTGCACCTTGCACTTCCGCAAGGGTAGTACGTCCCGCATTAAAATGATTGCGAAGTATTGCCTCTATGTACCTGTAATTACGTTTGTTGTTCTTTACAGCTTCTTCGATTGCGTATATAACAACGTCCTCAGACATATCATTCAGCCAATCATCTAAGCCTTGCAGTGTAATCGGTGTCAAAGGTGCTATATTGTTCTCATATAGCTTAACAATTCTTACAGGCAGACGTGGCAGTTCCCTTTCTTCTACTTTCTTTTCTTTTACTTTACTCTCTTCTACTTTCTTTTGTTCGGAAATGTTTACATTTTTGCTTGAAATGTTTACATTTTCATTTAAAATGCGTACATTCTTATAAATTTGGTCGACTTTAATTAAGAGGTACTCTTTTCTGACTTCAACTTCTTTACGGCGACTGACTGCCTCGAAGTATCTTTCTTGTATTCCTCTCGAAGTCAAGATTTGATACTTGTCATAAAGTTCACTGTCAAATATACCTCTTTTAATCGCGGCTCTCACTATTTCGGACACGGCATCACCACCCAAACCTACATTCTTTCCGAACAATAATGCAACGTCTTCTGTCCATTCACAATAGTAACCTTGCTGTCCGTATATCTTTTGGAACAACTTAACGACTATCGCAAACCCTTTCAGTCCAAATTCAGCCTCGATTAATTCAAATTTATCATCTAAATGTACGTTCAGCGGAAAGTAGTTAATTCCGTTGTTCATACACTACACCTCTTAAAACGGCAAATCTTCTTCATCACCGATAGTGGCGAAATCATCGCCATATTGACTGTTTAAATCATCAATACTGCTATCAGACAAATCGGTATTACCGCCTGTACTACTTTCAGATTTTGAACCGGTAAAGTACGCCTCATCTACAATAACTTCTGTCGCATACTGCTTTTTACCGTCATTACCGTCCCAACTTCTTGTTTGAATACTTCCGACTATGGCAATCATACTGCCCTTTTGGAAATATCTTGCGATAAATTCACCTGTCTGACGCCATGCAACGCAGTTGATAAAATCTGCGTCATATTCACCGTTTGAATTTTTGAATCGTCGTGTTACTGCTATCGAAAATCTCGCAAGCGAAACACCGTTCGGAGTTTGACGCATTTCAACGTCTTTCGTAAGACGTCCCATTAATATAACTTTATTCAACTCTTCCTTCCCCCTTAAATGCTCTCTTTAAAATCTCCTTTATATCTTTTCTTATGAGTTTTAATAATTTAATATTAAATCTTCCAATGACAGCCGAATATGCTACACGATTATTCCCTTTGCGTTGGTACATTGAAATCAATGCACCGTCACATTCGGTTTCAAATACTTCGTTCGTGTATGTATCTTCTACTCTTATTTTTACCATTGCATTTCCTCCTGATTATTTCTTCAATCCAAGCACCTTGCACAAATATTCGTCAAGTTTTATTGATGTTAAATGATACTTGTTATTGAAGTCTGTTTTTCCTATTTTGTGTGCCTCCGTGTGGTGTAACCTACATAGCGGCTGAACTTCCTTGTCTAAGTGGTGTGTGGTTTTGCGATTTACACCGCTACCGACAGTATCGACGTGATGTATGTCGGCTTTCTTTCCGCACACCGCACAACGTCTTTTTGCACAACATAGATACAAATACCTGTCTATATCCTCTGTTATATTTAATAGACTGTCATTTGTCGGTATATCGTGATTTATGCATAGTTCAATGAGCCACGATATAAAATCTTTAGCGGTTGTCATATCTACGTCCGACAGACTGAATATATCAATATCCAAACACTCACAATAATTCAACGTAAGTTGCCTGCGAAGTGCTTCGTTATCACTCTTGTCTATTATGTACAGCAGTTTCATCAACCTCAATTCTTCTTGATACTCGCGCCTATTTGATATTCCGTTTATGTATGTACCTATATCGTTCACCAGTGCGAATATCTTACGTCTTTGTTTGTTCGATATACTCCGTCCGTCGTTCAAACGAATTTCACAATCTGTTATACACTTCTGTTCCAATGCGCTTGTATTGTCAAACGGTGCGACTATCGTAAGAAATTCGCCGTCATAGTCCTTGATTACACCCTGTATTTCCATTATTTCTATCCTCGTGTTGATGTAGATATACATATGAACCATTACGCCCGATGTTTTCGTAAATGAAATTATCACATTTTTGTTTGCTTAGATGTGTATGTAAAACACCACGCTCGTAAGCATACTGTCCTTGTCGCTCTTTCTCTCGTATTCGCTCTTGTATTTCTTCATCTATGTAATTTGCTTCTATCATATAAAGGTCGTAATTTTCAGCCTTTATGCCTTTCATACTGTTGGTGTCGGTTGCATATATCAGTCTCTCGTTGTTCATAAATATTCTATATCCGAAGTTTGGTACATCGTGATACAGCTTTATAGGTGATATTTGAAACAATCCATAATTGTATGTCTTGCCCGCCTCTACAACGTCTATATTGCTTTTATCGACACCACATTCAACCAAATCATTTAACAGGTGAACTCCCACCGCAAACCGTAATGTTGGGCGGTTATTCGCCAACGCTTTAATTGTTCGCCTGTTAAAATGGTCCGAATGGATATGTGTTAATAACACAATTTTTATATTCTTGTATACGTCCTTTAACGCTCTAAACGAAACGCCGCAATCTATGAGTATAACATCATTAATAACTACGGCGTTCCCCTTACTACCTGTGCTGATGATGTTGTATTCCATATCAATCAAAATCATCAAGTGACATAGGCTCGTCTGCTTCTTCTGTAGGAACATTTGGCTGTTGTTCCCCAAAATCATCAGGTTCTTGCTGTTCAACTTCCGTATACGTCGTATCAATTGTATCTATGTATTCTGTTTCGCCGTCCTCGTTGATTACTGCCATATCCTTTGAATAAACGTCTTGCATTTCAATGGACATAATGCCCCATTTGGAGATTAGCTGACGTAACATAGTTTTATATGCCATACCGTCAAAATCTTTTTCCCAAAATGTATAACCTTTTCTTGCTTTGTAACCTTGTGAATACTTCAATGCGTGTTGCTCCATTTTTGACTTAGACCAATAAATTGCTTTTTTAAAACCGTTCTGATACTCGAACATTGCATAATAGCCGATTGTTTCGGCTTGCTCTCTTTGTTCTTCGTCGTCAATTAACTGTACTTCTATTTCTTCTTCCAAAGGGTCAAACTTAACGAGTTCGCCTTTTTTGATAGCAAGTACATTTAGCTTTTTATAATATCCACTGCGTATCGCAAGCTGAATATATCCCTTATATCCAAGCTGAAATTGTGCCTTTTTACAATGTTTTTTGTTATCATTAAATGGCACAAGGTAATATTGTCCAAGCTGCGGTGACGGAGATAAGTTAAGACTTTCACCGAGCAACGCCGCCGACACTATCGTTCCTGCCTCACACTCTTGTAGTGCAGGATTGGCAGACACCGCCGAAATGATAGATGATGTAAAGCGTCTTGCTCGGTTCGGGTCTTGCAATGTGTTATTTATAGCTCTCTGGAATTTATCCGTTGTAATCGCCGTACTGAATGACGGTTTTTGTCTTGCAATTTGATTATTCATAACGAATACCTTCTTTCTTCATAAATTCTTTTAATTGCTTTAACTGTTGTCGCGTGCCGTATGCCTTAAACTGTACCGCAAATATTTTTTCTTCTTGTGGCTTAATCTCTGTTTCTACCGGCTTGATTACTTCCGGTGGTGTGAGCGGCTTTTCTATTTGCTCATCAACCTTTTGTGAGGCAACTTCTTTTTGTATCTCTGCTCTTTTTCTTTCAATCTCTCTTTCTTTTTCCTCTTGTATAGCCTGCATACGAGCCTTGACGACTTGAACTGCTTCCGATACGTTGAGGCTTTTCTTGTACTCGACAAGTATAGCTTCTTTGTCCTCTTGCGTTTCAATCATTTTTAAATCACAAGATACTCTGTCAATGGCATCTTTTACAGCGTTTTTTAATGATTTCATACTTGCCGACATTGTTATGTTAATACCGAGCTTGTCAAATGTAAGAAAATCAATATTTTTTGAGGCTACATACTCGTTAAAATATTCAACAACCTCTTGTTTCTTGATGTCCTTTATACCGTTTTCCACACTGTTTATTTTTGTTTTCAGCTGTGCGTCTGTATCTTTGTAAACACTCATACAACTTTTGAACTTGTTCTGTACCGCTTGTATCGGTGCTATTGCTGTTTCCATAGCCTCTTTATAACGTTTTTCAAGCTCAGTGCGTTCTTTTGTTAATGTGCTTCTCATTGACTTTATTTGCTTGTAATTATCCTCCGTACACTCATATTGCAAGGCACTTTGTGTACGTTCCTGAATAATCTCTTGCAGTTTGTCCAACTGCTCCGATATAACCGGTAGTTGGTTCACTGTAATAAGTCCAAACTCGCCCTCTGCATTTTCTAATATCTTAATATCTTCACTCATATATCTACCTCTCCTATCTTCGCAAATTCTCCTATGCAGTTTTCGCAAAGCACTATATCTGTGATTTCATAGTATTTTTCACCTACAAATATAGGCTCGTTGCACTCGTCACAAGTACAGGCAACTACTTCTTCACCACAACTGTCCTCGCCGTAATTGCCTGTTATTTCTCTGTCTATATCCACATATCCAAACATTTTATACACTCCTTAAAGCTTGAAATCAGCATCTATAAAATACAAATTTTCTTTGCTGTCGTATCTTAGGGTATAGTCACCGCAAAATCTATCAAGTGGCTCTACATATTTAATTCTGCAGTTATTTTTTTCTTTGTTTGTGTAATAAACTTTGAAGCCGTTCACACTATCAGATTTTTTGAAATATATTCTCTTACGGTCTACGGCAAAAATCATATAATCACTGTCTTTTAAGATACTTCTGAAACATTTATTACGAAACATTATCGCTGTTCCGTATTTTGTTGCACCTCTTTTATTTTTCCCGAACGATGTTATACTAATGCTCACATCGGTATTGCTCGTGTTAATTCTTGTGTTCTTTTTAATCCATTCCATTTGACTTATTATCCTTTCTGTGTTAAAATATTGTTGTGTTATAATATATGCCGTTGAACGGTATTGCGGGGGAAATTAAATTCCCCCGCTTTTTTATTATTCAATTATATGTACATTCGGTACATCTTCAAGCAATTCTCTTAGCTTGTCCGCAATATTTTTTACTGCCTCACGTTCCCAAGCTCCACCGTCTGCCTCAAACAGTGCCGCTCTGCCGTCTTTAAGTCTGATTAAGAAATCGCTTTCCGGTTGTTTTGTTTCTAAAAATGTTCTGTATGGTCTCAACGTAACAATCGGCTTAATACGTTGCTCGCCAACTAACTGAATACCACTCTTGACGGTTGCTGATTGTGTAATACCGTCGTCCTTTGTCTGTACACTCTGTTGGTCTGTTATGTTACCGAGTAACTGTACAAGATAATCTCTGTCCCCTGTCGGTGCAAAACGTGATTTTAGGCAGATAATCATATTTTCAATGCTTATATACTCGTTAAAATCGAAACCGATAAATTTTGCTTCGGCAGTAAAAGGTCTTTCACGTTGCATATCATCTCTGATTGCACCGAACACGTGTACTCGTTCTGCTGATGTTGCTCTGACGAACAGCGGAAGATTATACTCATTCATCTCTTGTTTTATCATCTCTGCCAAACCGCTTAGACTTGAAAGGACTATTGTATCAGCAAGTTCGTTTTCAATCCTATATAAGTGCTTGTCCGAAAAAGTGCCTTGCACTGTTTCAATCACCTTTGGTCCTGTCATATCCTCGATTTTTTCAATAAACTCTCTATCAATCATTATCTTTATCCTCCTTTAAATTACATTACTTTCTTAATCGCTATAATCTTTGGCTCATCTTGCTCCGAGCCGTCTAATGCCATTTGCCCCGGTACTTGTGGCAACATTTCAACCAATGCTTTGCCCTCGTCTGATTCCGTCAAATACAACGCACTTTCAATGTTGTTTGTCGGTGTCAATGTTGACTTAACCTGTGTTGACATTTTGATGTTCTGTCTTTCGCTGTCAGGCTTTAATGACAGCGTTAATATTATCTTTCTTACTGCGTCCGCTTTGGTGTTTAGGTCGGCGATATTATCAACGACCTTGCTTAGCTCATAATCCAATCTTTCACCGATTGCGCCACGAGCAACCTCTAATAAATTTGCATTACCCACTTTTTATCATTCCTTTCTTGATTTTTTATTTTTTTGTGGTATAATATATGTAAAACATAGATTAATCTATGTAATTACCTTTGACCGTTTACGAGTGCCAGCTCTAACGGTCTTTTTCTTTTGCAACAATATTGATATACGGCTCACCATTATTCCACGAATGGCGTATTTCAAAATCGGCACTACCATTAATCAATATTTTTGTGTTACTGCCAAGTGCAGTTAATATCGTGATAAATTCTTCATTATTGTAGTTCTCTACTTCGTTATTCATCTTCTTTCACCTCCAACTTTTTCTTGATGTCATCCAACATTTTTAATTGTAATCTGTATTTCTTATCGACTGTTTTGTCAGTCGGAATACACAACGACATAATTTCTTTAAACGGCTTACCCTCATACACGCTTATACATATAACCGGTGCAAACTTATTGTCACCTACCATTGTGTATATCACGACAGGTGCATCGTCACGTTTTGCCGCCAACAAATTAATCTGTAAGCATAAATTATGTAGCTTACTTATCTGACCTGCTGTCATTTGTTATCCTCCTATATTCATCATCACGATTATTTCAAATGCTATCAGCAACATTGAAAACATTGTTACCGCAATGATATATTCTGCATTTTTCATTTACCATTCACCAACGCAATCACTTGGTCTATCTGTCTGTTGGTCTTTTCGTCAAACTTGTGACTGCGTGTTTGTGGTTGTTCCTCTGCGGCATATATACCGCCTTTCATATCTGCCATTGCTTTACCGGTATCAACCCACGCTCTACGACCTTTCTCATTTAGACTGTTCCATATCCTCATTATCAAATTCATTTCTTATCATCCTCTCTCATTAACTTCCAACCACCGAATAGTCCCGCTCCAAAGCTAAACAACGCTATTCCTATAACATACATATGTTATTCCTCCAATTCGAAGTGGATTTTTACCAAATCAATTAACGCAAGATATTCTTTGGCAAACTTACTATTACCGTGTGTTTCTTTTACCTTGTCAACAAATTCGGCTAATGTTCCGTAAAAGCAACCGCATTTAACAGCTATATTTTCCTTTGTTCTGAAAATGGTTGTATTTCTATATTTTGAACCTAATCCTTTTATTGTTATATAGTCTGCATTGCCGCACACCTCTGCATTGCCGCACACCTTTGCATTGCCACACACCAAAGCATTGCTGTACACCTTTGCATTGCTGTACACCTTTGCATTGCCGTACACCAAAGCATTGCCGCACACCTTTGCATTGCCGTACACCAAAGCATTGCCGTACACCTTTGCATTGCTGTACACCTTTGCATTGCCGTACACCAAAGCATTATCATACACCTCTGCATTACCGCACACCTCTGCATTATCATACACCTCTGCATTATCATACACCTCTGCATTACCGCACACCCAACAGTTACCTTCTTGAGATAAATTAGACCCACTTTCAATATAACCGCCAAGTTCTCCTGTCTTTACATTACCAAAATCCTTTAAGGCTTTTATTCTATGCAATGTACTTCCATACTTCACTATTATTTCATCAGTCAATTCATATTTTTTCATATATTATTCCTCACTTTCCGCCCTCACAGGCACACAGGAGCCGTCCGCAAAACAGATTTCATTAAAATTTAAACTCATTGGGAAAAGTCTACTTTACGGATAATATGCGGATAGCCCGTGTCTGCCTGCAAGGTATTTAATTTATGACATCTCTCTTGCCAGCTTGGCGACAGAGATATATCCTTTATTAAAGCCAAATAGCTCTAATACTGTTTTTCTATTCAATCCACAGAACGTTGCGACATTTTTTACGTTCAGCATTTCTTTATTAGGATAAACCTCTTTAATTCTTTCAAGGTTGTCCCTATATGACGGTTTTTCAAGTGCCATTTCGTTCACCTCCGCTCCCGCAAGAAACTCTTTACCAACATTGCAATCGACACCGGAAACGCTATAGCAGCGAGAGTGCCGCAAGCAATCGCTATCATTACTATCATTCTTTTCACTCCTTTACTAATTATATTTAGGTGTTAATCTTACTCTGTAACCTTTGACGGTATCTACGGAATTAGATTGTATAACTGCAATGGTTACAGGGTTTTCTTCATCTGTTTCTACTACTATTTTTGTGTATTGACCTAATGTTTCTTTATCAACCATTTTTCTGCTCCTTATTTAGTTTTTACTTTCTGTTCTTGTTTTGCTATCCACATTGTGCTATAATTTTCTATATCTGCTTTTACAAGTTTTAAGGAGTGATATTTATGTTAAGCAATCGACAAGTATGTATATTGAAATATCTTTATCCCGATAAAAGAATTAATGAAAATGAGCTATACAAACATTTCAATGTAAACATTGAGGATAAAGTTATTCAAGCCTTGTTAAAAAACAAGTTAATTTTTATTGACTCTTCCCAACTATACCAACCTAAACTCATATATCTTACTGAACAAGGTATAGCTTATATCGAAAATCTTCTTACATCAGAAACTGAAAAGAAATCGCACAATATTCACGAATGGATAAACACTATAATCTCTGGATTAGCATTAATTACAGCTATTATTGCTTTAATCGTATCAATAGTGAAATGATAGCTATTATCAAAGCTACTAATGATGTAATTGTTTGTATCCATAAAAAACGTTTATGTTTTTTACTATCCATATTTTCTACCTCCCTATTTAGTTTTTGCTTTCTTGATAATGTTTTTGTGTTGTGGTATAATATCCACATAAAATTATGTCAGTACGGAGGCAAAAAATGGACATCATAAGTCAAAAAATTAAAAACTATAAGTACAAAAATACGCAAAACAAAATTTTGAAAAAGCTAATAGCAATATCTCAAAACAATCTTTATAAAATTGACTACTCTCGTACTTTTATTAATACTTTTAATGAAGTTTCTATTGATGAACTTTTTAAAATACTGTATATGTTATCTTGTTATATGTATATAGATATTGATTATCTTGATACTGAAAATCATATTTTTCAAACAATATACATCTTACCTGCCGCTCATGAACATATATCTAACCAATCTAATCAAAGAACAATGTTTTTATTAGAAGTTATATCGGTTATTTTAGCTTTCGTAGCTGCTATTACCGGGATAATATCTGTATTACGTTAGCTGTTATACACACTATCATACATAATATCGTTATGATATTTAACAATATCCGCGTCTTTAACATTACTACACCTCCCTATTTAGTTTTTTACTTTCTGTTCTTGTTTTGCTATCCAATCTACACTTACATTAAATAGCTCTGCCAATTTTGACACATAAACTAAGTCGAGGCTTTTTTGGCGTTCACCATTTTCGATGTTTGCATAATAATTTTGACTAATGCCCAAATAATCAGCTATCGCCTGTTGTGTCATTTTGCGTTCTTCTCTTAATTCTTTTAAATACTTTCGCACACTATCACCTCCGTTCATCTCACAATGAGATATTATCACATATTGAGTTTATTGTCAATCCCTTTTTGAGATTTTTTTATTTTTTTATTTACTTTTATCTCTATTAGTGATAATATAGTTTTACAAGGAGGTGGCGTTATGAAAAATCTTAAACTATTAAGAAAGCAACACAATCTATCACAAAAAGAAATAGGTAATATATTTCACGCTTCGCAAAATACGGTAAGTCAGTGGGAAAACGGTACCAGAAAACCATCATATGATATTATTCAAGAAATAGCAGATTACTTTGATGTTTCTGTTGATTACTTATTAGGACGTCAAGAACAGCTCCCTGAATTAAACAGTAAAGATAAAAGAGAAATACAAGAAATATTAGACGATACCGAACAGCAATTATTATCTCAGGACGGTTTAATGTTTGACGGTTCTCCCGCAACAGATGAGGATGTTCAAAAAATAATAATGGCTATGAAAATGGGTATGGAAATGATAAAGAAAGAAAACAAAGCCAAGTTTACACCGAAGAAATATCGTAAAAATAATTGAGGTATTGCCTATGAATAGGATTGTAAATAAAATTGTATCTAAGTATCATTCTCGCAATCCAATAGATATAGCGCAAGGAATGAATATAAAAGTCGCTTATGCTGATTTAGGCGAAAATGTACACGGTTTTTACCAATATTATAAACGCGGAATGGTAATATACATTAACGATAGCCTTGATGAACATATGCAACTTCAAGTGTTACGACACGAAATAGGACACGCCGTGTTACATAGAAAAACTAATCGTATATTTATGGAGCGTTCAACTTTTCAAGTTCCCGATAAATATGAGAATGAGGCTGACTTGTTTGCAACTTTCCTCGCTATTTCTGATGATGATGTGTGCGAATATATAAGCAACGGATATACAGTGCAGCAAATATCAAATATGACAGGCTGTAAAGAAAAATTTATTGAGCAGAGAGTTAGAGAATATTGTATTAATAACGAGGTGATTGTATGAAAAAGATTTTATATTCAACATTTCTTATTATGGTATTGTTGCTATCAAGTTGTTCTTCTACTGCTGATTTCCCTAAAAATACAGAAGAACCTGATACAGAACAAATAGAAACAGAACAACAAGAAGAAAGATTTAACACTTATGTGTCTGAGAAATATAACTGTATTGACTGTACTTCTTTTTATGATGGCGTGGACGAACAAAAATATTCATCAGAAATTCTTAAGAAATATAAAGATGTAATCATATCTCAATTTGGATATGTTTTTGATGATATAATCATCGACGAAAACAATAAGTATGTCGGTATAGGTGACAATGGTAATGATTATTATAACATTCCTGACAACTTATATGACAAGTTAATTCAGAATACATCTTCTAATGTCGGAATAATATATAAATTAAGCAAAATTGTTCCTAATACAAAAATAGATTTTTTTGATATGGACATTGATTCGGAATATAATTACATGAGCGTTGACCCGACTTATACAGTAAATAGACTGTATTATTATGATATTATCGATATATATACGGAGTAGAGAAATGAAGAAATTAAAAATAGCTTTTGAAGAAAACAATAAACCGAAAATCAAATATAAAAGTTATCCTCGCATAGATGTTAATAAAATGTGCTTTGACAGTGAAGATAATGTTGAACAAATGCAGGTAGAACACATCAAAAAGATAAAAAAGAAAGTTTTAAAGCGGTACTTAATACCGGCGATTTTAATATCACTTATACTTATGGTTGTACTTTCTTTGCTTTGCTATTCTTTAGGTGACATGTATACAGATTTTGATAATACATATACGGAAGGTATGAATGACGCCCATATACATCCTGTAGTGAAAAGCACAATTCGTCCTGTATTGAAAAACACAGATGTTGTTTATATAACTGAAAATGGCAAGAAATATCATAAAAGCTTTTGTCAGTATGTTTCAGAGAATGGCATACCGATAGATATAAATAAAGCAATCGAAAAGGGATATTCGCCTTGTAAAAAGTGTTTTTACTAATACTTAATTCTATAATACAATTTCAACCGATTTTGTTGACATCAGCAAAATCGGTTAAAATAAAAAAATTCTCCGACCGCTACCAACAGTCGGAGAATAAGATATAGAGTGTATTGCATATGATACACATATTCGCAAAATTATTGTATCATATACACTCTGTTTTTGCAATACCTAATTTTAAAAGGAGTGTATTAAAATGAAAAAGAGAAAAGACGGAAGATACTTAAAAGTCGTCACAATCAACGGTAAACGGTTGTATTTTTACAGTAGCAAAACTACGGAGCAACAAGCCGAACGTGATATTAATCGTCAAATACTTGCTTACACAAAACAAGAAGAAAGAGGCAAACTGTTTAGTGAAGTTGCAGAAGAATGGGAAGAAGAACATTTTCCTAAGATAGAGTATAATACCGCAAAAAGATATAAAATTTTACTTAGTCACGCAATAGAAGAATTTGATGATAGATATATCAAAGAAATACAGCCTATCGATATTGAGCAATATTTAGACTATTATGTAACAAGAGATTACGCAACAAAAACCATAAAAGACCAATTATCCATAGTCCGATTAGTTTTTAAATACGCCTATATAAAAGGCTATGTTGAAAATGACCCTACAAGATATATTAGTCCTCCAAAAGGCAAGTCAGCTATCAAACGACAACCTCTTACAGAAGAAGAAACCGAAGCAGTGAAAAATAGTCTAAATTGTTCTTTTGGTTTGTTCCCATATTTTTTGTTATACACCGGATTAAGAAAGGGCGAAGCTCTTGCTTTACAGTTTAAAGATATTGATTTCGATAATAAAGAAATTAATGTTTATAAATCTGTATATCATAAAAGCAACGTCCCTCATATTAAAGGTACTAAAACAGAAAACGGCACTCGCAAAGTGGTTTTGCTTGATGTATTAGCAGATAAACTCCCTAAAGGAAAAGATGAAGATTTTATATTTTCGATTGACGGTACAAAGCCACTCGGTTATTCAGCTTTTCAACGTCGTTGGGATAAGTATAAAAAAGAAACAGGACTTGATATAACAGCTCATCAGTTGCGTCATACTTACGCAACAATACTTTTTGAAGCAGGGATAGACGTAAAAGATGCTCAACATTTATTAGGGCATAGCGACATTTCGGTTACAAGAAATATTTATACACATATTCGTACAAATCACTTTAAAGAAACCGTAGAAAAATTAAATACATTTATGAATTAGTCAAGCATTAGTCAGATATGTTTAGAAACCGCATATTCATTAAATATTTAAGGGGTTCGAATCCCTCCGGGCGTACCATAAGTTACAATATCCGAACCTCGGTTCGGATATTTTTTTGTTTTTCTATAAAAAACAATATTTTTTGCAAAAAAAGTATTGACAAAATAATTTTAATGTGCTATTATATTATTTGTCGTCAGACATTAAAACTGAATATGCGTGATTAGCTCAGTTGGTAGAGCACCTGACTCTTAATCAGGGTGTCCAGGGTTCGAACCCCTGATCGCGTACCACAAGTTGCAATATCCGAACTTTGGTTCGGATATTTTTTTGTACAAAAACAAAATATAGCCTCTTAGAACTATATTTATGCAGAACTATATTGAGTTCATTAAACGAGATTTTAATACAATGTCAGTCTTCTTCTATTATTTGCATACTATTAATAACATTTTTATATTCTTTTGCAACTTCCCCAAATTGCTTATCAATCAAAATTTTATCACAATCTTCTCCATTATGATTAATGTTATAAAGAGTTTCCGTAAGAGCCGAACTTGCCTTATAAAGTTTTCCGAAATCAAGACTTACTGACGAGCCTTTCAGAGTATGCGCACAAAGATACGCTTTTTCATACAATTCTTCATTCAAAGCCTTTTTCAATTCATTAAAAGCGGTATCGTTTTTGAAACACTGTACAAAGCGGACAACATATTTTTCATCAATGAGTCTTCTTTTGACTACTTCAAAATCACCTCCGACTTTATCATAAAAAATTTTCAGTCTCTTGGTTGTTCCTGCAATATTACCTCTGTATTCAATATAATTATAGTATTCTTTTTTTATTTCATTCAAATTTCGAGTTCTTATCGGCACAACATCGCCCGATTTCATTGTAAAATCATTCTCAACACTCTCTATCTTGTTCATATTAACAAGATAACTCTGATGACATCTCAAAAACGCTCTATGATTTATTTCTTCCTCAATATCATTAAGTTTCTTATATATTGTGTACTCGTTTCCGTCTGTGCGATGAAGAATACATTTTGAATTACTGCTCTCAATATATTCAATCTCACTGTACAACACTTGAATTACGGAATTGCGTTTTTTTATTTGGTATGTATGCACATTTTCATAATTGCTCAGCACTCTGTCAAGTACCATGCTGATTTTATCTATATCGTGCGGCTTAACCAAATAGCCGCTCGCCTCAACGTCATAACTTTCAACCGCATATTTTGACGTTACGGTAAGAAATATAATCTTACCTTTATAATTCATATTTCTAAGCTTTTCCGCAACTTGTATTCCGTTTAACTTGTCCATATACATATCAAGAAATATTATATCATAATACTCTCCATCTTCTATCGAATAAATTAAATTAACGCCGTTTTCATAGCTATCAATATTGTATTCAATAAATTTATCTGAGAAATAGATACTTAGTTGCTGACGGATTATTTCCCTATCACTTAGATTGTCATCACAAACTGCAATATCCACTTTTTGTGTTCACCTCACAAGGAATTATTCTATCATAATTATACCACAAATATGTATTTTTTGTCAAATTCATCGTAAACACCTTCATTTTCAATAAATTCATATTTCTACGTTTATTTATGCTATAATTTCATCATACAAAAGGATAAAAGGAGAAGTATAAAATGGTAAACTACGGAGTGATTGAAGAAAAAATGTGTGATTTATGTATGGGAGAATACATCACCTATGGGATAGGTGCTTATAATACACAGGCTCACGAACTAATAACTTTTGTTTCAGATGTTTTTCCATGTAAGGATGACGCCGAAAAATTTGTGAATGTTTGTAATGAAAACGAACTTTCATTACATCATTTAAGAGATGTTATCGAAGATTTCATTTGAAATAAAAAAGCACTGAATAAATTAAACTTTGTTCGGTGCTTTTTTATTGCAATTCACTTTGAAAGGTGCTATACTTGATATGCAAAAAATATACAAAGGAGCATATATATGAGTAAAGCACCTTCGGATAATCAGTATTTCGGCACTGAAAAAACAATGAAAATTTTATTTAAGCTTGCGCCGCCCGTTATGCTGGCACAGCTTATTCAATCTTTATATAATATAGTAGACAGTTTTTTCATCGGTAAATTCTCAGGATACGCACTGACGGCACTTTCTGTAATATACCCTATGCAACTTTTGATATGTGCCGTTGCAGTCGGAACAGGTGTCGGCGTCAATACCGTTATGGCACGGTTTTACGGTCAAAATCGAACTTCCAAAGCGATTAACACCGCCGGAATAGGAACTGTTATGGCTGTTGTGAGTTGGTTCATATTCGCTTTAATTTCATTTTTCATCATAAAACCGTATGCCTTAATCTCGGCAGAATCTGAAATTGTACATGAGTATACTATTACATACGGTAGAATAATCGGAATTTTCAGCTTGGGAATATTCCTTGAAAGCACTTGGACAAAGATTTTGCAGTCACAAGGAGATATGAAAACACCTATGATTGCTCAGATTGTCGGTGCATTGACAAATATCGTACTCGACCCTATTTTAATTTTCGGAATGTTCGGAATTAAACCGATGGGTGTCGCAGGTGCGGCTATTGCAACTGTCATAGGTCAGTCGCTCGCCGCCGCCATAACAGGTATTAAAGGATTTTATAAGCCGCCGAAATTAAATATATTTTTGCCGTATGTAAAACAAATATATGCAGCAGGACTGCCGAATATTATTATGCAAGCATTGTGGACTGTATATATTCTCGGACTGAACGTACTTCTTGCGTCATTCTCTGATGCATCCGTAACCGTGCTCGGTATTTATTATAAACTTCAAAGTTTCTTCTTTATTCCGCTTAATGCTCTCGGCGTCTGCATAGTGCCTGTATTGAGCTTTAATTATGCGATAAACAGAAAAGACAGATGTAAACGTGTGTTTTGGGAAACTGTTGCCGTATCTGCCGCATTTATGCTTTTAGGAGTGGCGATATTTGTGCTTTTGCCCAAACAGTCAATCGGAATATTCTCAAATGATACAGAAGTTTTGAATATAGGTAATGTGGCTTTCCGAATAATCGGAGCAAGCTTTGTACCCGCCGCACTCTCGCTTACATTCCCTATTTTGTTTCAGGCTATCGGAAAAGGTAAGGAAAGTATTTTTATAACAGTGCTAAGACAAGTTGTACTTCTTGTTCCTCTTGCTTGGGTATTTTCGTTCGCAGGACTTAATTATGTATGGCTCACTTTTCCGGTTACAGAAATTATAACTTGCAGTGTCAGTATGATTTTTTATAAAAAAGTTTTTCATAAAAATGCGTAATTTTTGACTGTCGATTAAAAAAATCGACAGTTTTTTGTTATGAAAAATGGCTTAAAACCTATGGTTTTGAAAGTTCACTAAAAAAAGTTTAATTTTTTTCAAAAAAAGTGTTGACAAAAGGTATATGTTCTGCTATAATAATTTTTGTCAGTTGAGCTGATGAACAAACATCTGGAGAGATGTCTGAGTGGTTGAAAGAGCCGGTCTTGAAAACCGGTGACGGTTCCGCCGTCCGTGGGTTCGAATCCCACTCTCTCCTCCATTTAAAATTTTATATTTTGTACTGCATACAAAGCTAATTGCTATTTAGAACGGCAGCAATTTTAACTTGTTGTATGCTTTTCTTTTATGGAGAAGTACTCAAGAGGCCGAAGAGGCGCCCCTGCTAAGGGTGTAGGTCGGGAAACTGGCGCGAGGGTTCAAATCCCTCCTTCTCCGCCAAACATGAATGGCTTAAAACCTATGGTTTTAGGCTATTTTTTATTTTTTTCTAACACTTTTGACTACGTTTTTCTAACATTTCATAATTAAATCCCTATTGCATTTGACAATGTCTGTACATTTTCAGCCTTTGCAACATTTGAACGATGTATATAAATTCGTTCTGTGGTACTTGTCTGTCCGTGTCCTAACTGAATTGTTACATCTGCAAGCGGTGTTCCACTTTCAAATAACAAACTCGCTACTGCATGCCTGTAATCGTGTACCCTACAAGGCGGTAAACCTATTTTATCTGTCATTTTACGAATTATGCGGTTTATACTGTTCGGATTGTAAATACGTCCATCAGCTTGCCTTATAACATAATCATAGTCATATATCTTATAGCAATCACCTAAAAGCTGTTTATTTTCTTCCTGTTGTGACTTTTCAACTTTTAGCATATCAATTACTTTAGGCGGTAATGACATTGTTCTTATACCGTTTTTAGTTTTTGGTGTTGTCAAATGCTCTAATATCTCTTTTTTTGATCCTGTTCTGTTTTGGCAAATATGTATAGTGCCATTGTCTAAATCAACATTATCCCAAGTCAAAGCTAATAATTCACCCTTTCGGCAACCTGTAAACATTTCTAAGAACAAGAACAAACAAGCCTTACTTTCCGTTTTTTCTGCATATGATAAAAGCGTTTTAATTTGTTCAGCATTATATATCGTCGGCGTAAATTCTTTTGTTTCAAATATCGGCATTCTGCTACGTTCTATGAAATTATAATTTATCAAATCATTTTCTAATGCATAATTAAATGCTGATGAAAGCACACCACGAATATTTAATATTGCCTTTTTACCCAAACCGCCTTTACCATTTGATTTTCCGCACTCTTTAAGATAAACAAAATATTCTGTGAAACATCTGCCTTTCAAGTCTTTCAACTTATAGTTTTTCCCCTCAAAATAAGGTTTTATTTTGCCATTAACCACCTTGCTATACCCCTCCCATGTCGATGGTTTTATGAGTGGTTTAACCTGTTCTATCCACATATCAAGGAAATCAATAAACATCATATTATTGTCGATATAATCATCACTTGAATATTTTAATAGTATCTCTTGTAATGCTTTCTCTGCTCTGCGTTTGTTATTGCCTTTTGTTTCTATCTGCAAATTCACCCATTTTTGTTTACCGTTCACACGAAAGACAGCGTAATATTTGCCTGACTTCTTAACTAAACTACCTTTCACTCTTACACACTCCTTTTCTACACATTAGGTAGTCCGCTACAGTTTAATTCTACCATAGCGGACACCTGTTTTCAAGTATTTGATTGTAGAAACTCTATTAAATATTGCTTGGGAATAAGAATTTTCTTTCCGACACGAATATGTTTTAATTTTCCGTCTTTGATTAGTTTATATATTGAATTTCTTCCGGTTCTTATTATTATTTGAGCTTCTTTTATAGTAATTACATCTTTATCTCTGTAATTTTCAAGCATAGCAGACATCACTCCTTTTTAGTCTTATTACAAAATTGTTTGTAATTGATAATATTGAGAGTTCGCTCATTAATATCATCAGAAATTTTTATAGTCTTTTCATAAATCAGAACAGAATCCTTTACCATATCTTTTGCCACAGAATACGGACACTTAATAATTTGAGGTTGCTTAATTCCACGACTACATCTATAAAAACGCATACCTTTAGGATAGCATTTCAACCTACCACCCTTTATTATATGTTTACTAATTGTTTTTCCGTTTACATCTTCAGTATTCACTTCTTTTATATCTGATAATGATTTTATGTCTTTCAAATCAGCCTGTTCTATTGGAATATCACATAAATAAGCTGTTAAATATGTGCCTATATTATTTACAATATTAATCTTTGTAGTTTTTGTAAAACCATTTCCCCAAAGTTGCTCAATCTTGTCATTTGGAACAAATACTGCAGATTTGGCAAAAATTAATATTTCGTGAATATGAAAACTCCCTCTACCCTGTGGCTCTATAACAGATATGTATTCAAATTTTATATTTTTCAAAAAATATCTTAATCGTTTATGGAAATTCTTTACATCTCTATATAGCTTTTGAACATCTTGCATATTTTCTCGATATGTTAAAGTTAAAAACTTGCATTTTCTCAAATTAGTACAATTAGTATTGATAATATCTCTTAATTTTTTCATTGATTGCTTTAGTGATATGGGATTTTCAATGCGTTTTTCTGTATGCTTACACGTCTTCAACTCGCCTGTATCAATTACTATATATTCATTTGCATTCACTTTCTGAATTGTCTGCCTGCACTCTCGTAGATATGTCTTAATTTCAGTGATATTCCCTGTTTTCTTAACTTGAACAATCCTATTTAAATCATCAACAGGAAACAAAGTGTTATCAATCTTTTTTATTTTCATATTATTCCTTTCGCCTTTTGTTAGATAATAATCAAGTAAATAGAAGCTTCGCAAAGCGAAGCTTCAGTGCAAGGCAGTTTTTGCTTACGCTCCACTGCCTGCACTGTTACCGTTACTGCTGTAATGCTCTTATAATATTCTCGTCAAGTTTATAAAAATCTTTGACCTCAAATCTAACCCTTTCAAGCCGCGACCGTCCGTCAATAAGCAAATAGCCCTCACCCGTTGTATTATTTTCAGCTATCTGATCCCTATATTCACTAAACAGCATTGATTTTTGCTCTTTTGAAATGTTCCCCATACTTAATATCATTTTAAAATTTGAACGTGCACCAGCAGGGTACAGCTCTGCCATCGCTGTCTGTTGACCAATTATAGGTATAAAAAGGTAACTCCTACCGAGCATAAGTATTTCACTCAAATGTGCTTTTAGTGAATCACTTGTTTTACGGTCAAGTGACATGATAAAGCTCGCCCATTCATCAACTATTAAATAATTATATTCTTCTGCATAACCCTTACTTTGTTGCTCCTTAAACGCTGCATAATAGTCATTTACTCCTTGCACGCAATCCATATATGAATAGTAATGCGGACAATTTGAAAATGCCTTGAAGTCATTTGCTTTATAGTCTAAAATCCATATTTTAGCATTGGGGTGACACTTTACAATCTTTGATATTATAATTTTTATAGCTACCGTCTTTCCCGAACCTGTTGAGCCAACCACCAAACAATTAATAATTTTCCTAACATCTAATTGTCCTATCAAAGAATCACTGTCTGAAATCACTGTTGGTTTATAGAACTTTCTTGGTATTATATATATAAGTGTTAATTTCGCATTTTGGCTATATTTCATATCATATATATAAAAATTGTTTGCAGATTGTAAACTCAGCTTTTTCTCAA